GATCGATGGCAATGGAAGAAGAATACAATGGATGGAAGAAGTCTTTAGATGTGGAGCCGAGGCCTCTGGTGAAATAGTAAGAACCGTTGCGATAGATGGAAGTACAACATTTAATCATGAAAAGAAATTAACTCAGGTGCCAAACCCATCAGATAAGCCTCATGTAGACTTTAAGCATAGGGCTGGTAGTGAAATCATAGGCGACCATCTTTCTATAAAGTATCAGCACTCTACACCCAATGTTCCCGCCAGATATATAGAAGGGGGCTTTGGACTAGATGAAGTAACGGAATAATATGTTTAAGCCATGGCTTTCTAAAAATATAAGGGACATTACGAGGTCTACGAAAAAGGATTATCCTCCCAAGAGAAAGAAACCTTGGCTGGCTGGAAACTTCGCAGAAGTGGAGAATTACCATGAAGGAACATATAGACCATTCCCATATCCTGTTTTACCGCGGCAAGTAAAAGGTGATGGTTGTGCCGGCAGATCTTTAACGGTTTTAACCCAGACAGAGTGGGGAAGCGGGGAAGGTGGTATTCCTAGAGATGGTGATGTTAAAGAATTCCAGACGAGAGTTTCAGGTGCAGTTGGTGATGTCACATATTCTATGGACCCATTTTTTTCTGAAGTTAATGAGAATGGTGATATAGCAGTTATAGACCCAGCCACAGGGCTTATCACATTAGAGGAAGGTGTTTGCCAAGGCTCATACCCTCCTTGGATAATATACAGTGCTTGTGATAATTGTGGATGTGCTTCTGGTACTATATGGTTAGAGGACAGTTCTGGTGATTGTCTTGATTGTACGGATTGTGATTGTGAGAGTGCAGATGATTGTGTATCAGATTGTTGTCTGACTGAAGATGGTACCGACTATGAAATAGGAAGGAATGATACTAAGCAATACTTTTGCCCTGGCAGTGGTGGGGTTTGGTCAGTAACAGGCACAGGTGCAAGTATAGATCAAAATGGGCTGCTTACTACAGATGGTACAGCTTGTGGAACTATAACAGTTCATCATTCGGTCTGCCAAGATAAACAGGTTAGAGTAATAGGCTTTGGTCAATGGAGTGTTATTAGCTCGGATACTGGTGGAGTTAGTGGCCCTACATGCGCACATATAGCCGATGCGTGTGCAAATGCTCATACAGGCTCTAGCTCTCCTCAAGATTGTGTTATAGGTGTTCTTAGGTATACAGGTACTTATAGATGTAAGTTTATAAACTGTCCCGAGTGTAGTATTTTTGGGCCAAGCGTTCCTAGTTGTTGGCCTGATACTTGTACTAGCGGGAATATTCAATATGTTAATCAACTCTCCATCTACGAATGGATTTGCCCATGAAAGATATAGAGATAATAGTAGAAGCTGAAAACGCTCAAAAAGTATTAGATGCCTTAGGGGCTAAAGGCATTAAACATAAAAGCGTTAAGGATTTAGAAGCTATTGCCAGAATGGAGTCAACGCCAAAAGTTGAAGATGGCGAGGGGTGTTGTGGAGACAATGAGCCTGAATCACCTTCAATGCTGAAGAAAGCTAATAACTATAGAAAGACTATGACTAGATGGTTTAAAGCAGGTATGCCAGTAGTGAGCCTAAGAGTATTTGCTGAGCGCCTTACTGTTTGCGGTAGATGTGATTCCCATAAGGGCTATGAATGTACGGAGTGTGGTTGTCCTATGGATAATAAAGCTAAAATGAATATAGATAAACTTTGCGAATTAAATAAATGGTAAGGAGGAAGAGCTTATGCCACAAACACAACCAGCACGAGGATTTCGGTCAACAGAACCTTCGCTTGTAGTGGGGAGATCTGGGGAGACAGAAGAAGACCTTATTGAATTCAAAGCTCCAAAAATCGATCTGGGGCGTGTTAAAGAACGGACTCAAGAGATATTAGCTCCTACTGTGAGCAAGATAAGAAGGTTTGTCCAGGGAGTACAGGCCAGCAGGGCTCCTACTCCAACTGCGCGCGGCGTACAACTGAGAGAAGCAATAAGGGGCGGTGGTGAAGCTCTAGGTACAGCACAGGCTGGAGCAACTAAGGCGGCTTTTGCTTTACAAGCCCCTGAGTTTCAAGCTAAAGTCCAGGCGGCTCTATTGAGATTCCGGCAGAAACAAATCGATAAACAGAGAGAAGAAGAAAGGTCTATTGCAAGGAGCAGGATAGATCCCAGCAGTGAAACATTCAGGTCAGCACAAGCAAGACTGGATGCACGAGTTGGTACACCGACTAGAGGTGTGGTTAGAAAAACAACAGTACCTACAGCAATTGACTTTACTACAGATCTGTTAAGGTAAGGAGGAAATTATGGCAGAAAGAGTAGACTTACCGGAAGACTTTTTGAGGATTGGAGAGCCTGCAGCCAATAGGCAATCCGTACTTAGTGCTATCTTGGATGCAGTGAGAAGTGATGACACAATAAGAGGAGTTGGTGCAACGTCGGCACCTCTTACTGAGGAAGCTCGTACAGCAGCTTTAACAACTCGACTTGAATTGCCACCAGAAGAAGTATCTCGGCCTGCCAGGGTAAAAGGCCCCTTCCCGACAAAAGTGATTCCTGAAGAATCTACACTTACAGGTGTAAGACGAGGAGGTGAAGAAGGTGGCGGTTTCTATGAATGGACAGACGAAAAAGGTGTTCGTCATGCTACCAATAAACCAGAAACAGCACCTGCTAATGCGACATTTAAGCCTTTTGAAGAACCTGTGGCAGTAGGTGTAGGTGGTTCCAAATTATTTGGTGAGCTTACTCCTGAGACTGCAAAAGCATTGGCGCGCGCAGATGAGACCGATCAGCAAAGAGAAGACAGGATAGTTGGGGAGATTGCCAAGGAATCCGGAAAGGGCTTAGGCGAGGCTCGTAGGGCTTTTAGGGAATCGAGAGCTGATATCTCAGGTAAACCAATTTCCGGCATACCTGAAACATTTGAAGAAAAAACTGCATTGAGAAATAAAATAGTGCAGAATACTCAAAGACTGTTAAAGCAAAATCCTGAAGCCAGAAATGAAATTCTTAAGCAGGCAGGTCAGCTCATGAGGCTCCGTGGCGTCAGTGAAATAAAAAAGGCCGAGCAGACCATTACGACTGAAATAGAAGGGCAGACGGTAGAGATACCTGTGGCCAAGTATGATCCCAAGAAACATGGCAAAGGCGCTTCTAGGGGAGATGTGTCCACTGTGGTAACTAATTTTGAATCTGTGACCGGCACTGACCCAGCTACTAGAGGCACGAATGAATATAAGAAAGATTTCTTTAACTGGAGAGAGAGCCTCAGTGGGACAAAAGTTAAATCTATTGACGATCAGATATTTGATGTTTATCTTAAGGTACTCAAGTCCGATCCTGATTTAGCCAACGATCCTTTAGAATGGAAGGAAATAGAGGACGGCATCCGCGCGCAAGGCAAACGGCTTAAGCCTGCTGCAACAGCAAGAGGAGTAGGAGGTCGACCTGTTGTATCTCCACCGCCAGGAGGAAGAAAACCACTATCAGATTTTGGGAGCTAATGTATGGCTTTTGATATAGAAGGTGCACGACTAGAAGGATATAGTGATTCAGATATAGCAAGACATCTTTCCGGAACAAGCAATTTTGATTACGAAGGTGCTGTCGGTGAGGGCTATACTGATGAAGATATATTGGGACATCTCACGGCAGAACCTGCAGTCAGTGTTGCAGCGCCAGTCGTTGAACCTATTGCCACACCATCCATAACCCCTGTCAGAGGCGTAGAGGATAGAACTGTTCTTGGAACAGCAAAGGATATAGGTATAAGTGCTCTCAAAGGTGCCATAGCTCTGCCTCAAGCTGCCGTTGGCTTATTAGATATACCTACAGGCGGCCACGCGGGGAAGTTGTTTGAAAAGGCCGGATTTAGGCCTGAAGTAGCGCAGCGTATTCTCAGCACTTTCTTGTCGCCGGCACAGCAGGCAGCAAGCAAAGAAGTCGCAGAAGCAGAAGGTTTCCTTCCTACAGTAGAAGCAGCCATTAAAAATCCCAGTGTAATTGCTCAGGCAGTTATTGAATCAGCACCATCTATGTTAGGTGGTGCCGGTATTGCCCGGGGTATCATTAAGGTAGCGCCTAAACTTGGAGCTCTTGTTGCAGCAGCCATAGGTGAAGGAGCTGTGTCGGCAGGATCGGCAGCAGAAGAACTACGTTCCAAGGCAGAGACCGGACTGATTACTCCCGAGGAGTCTTTGAAGTCATTGGCTTCCGGTGTAGGTACAGGCCTCTTTGGATTACTTGGTGGCAGGATAGCTCAAAAGGCTGGTATTGCCGATGTCGATACTTTACTGGCCGGTGGAATTCGCAAACAGACAGAGAAAGGCGTTGTCAGGCGAATAGTGGAAGGTGGTATTTCCGAAGGACTATTGGAAGAATTGCCTCAATCAGCCCAAGAAACAATGTGGATGAACTCAGCTGAAGGCAGACCTTTAATGGAAGGAGTTGGCAGCCAGTCAGCAATGGGCATGTTGGCCGGAGTGGCAATGGGTGCCGGCTTTAATGTTATAGGTAGTGGCGCCGAGGGAGAACCTGCCCCTCCAAATGCAGTAAAAAGTGTTGTTGATGAACTCGTAGCCGAAGGGCTAGATTCTGCAGTTGGCGAACAAATGATTGCTGACTTTGAAGAGATGTCATCTCCTGATTTAACACCTGAAGAAAATATAAGTATTCTCAGCTCACTCATGGAAGAAGCTGGTGTGGGAATTGAAGATGAAATTGCTGCACCTGAAGAGATAGCTCCAGAGGTTGCCGTAGCTCCCGAAGAAGTAATACCTGAAGAAATCATTCCTGAGACTACAGAAACTAAAGTTGCTGTGGCCAGAGAGAATATTAAAACAAAAGCGCTCGAAACTCTCGATACAATAGAGCCGGAAACCGATCTAGGTCAACAAGTCAAGGGCATGCTACAGGATGAGCTGGCTAAAACAGACATCGTTGAGCCTGTTATCGAAGCAGAGCTACCCGAGGCTGAAATATTAGAGGAGATTCCTGCCTTAGAAGAGGCCTTGCCTGCAGCTGAGATTATAGAAGAAGCTCCTGTTGCTGAAGAAGTCCTACCTGAAATAGAAGTATTGCCTGAAGAAGTAGCTCCAGAAATCATCCCAGAGGCCGAAATCGTGGCAGAGGAGGCTCTTCCAGAGATTGCCGAGGTGGAAGCTCCAGTAATTGAGCCCGAAGTCGCTGTGGAGGTTCCTGTTGCAGAAGATGTTGCCGTTGTGAAAGGTGCCAAAGCGATTCAAAAATCTAAGACTATTGCCGAGGAAGATAAACCGGCCTTAACTCAAAACGAATGGCTTCGTATTCAAGAACCTGAATTTAGAGATGGTCAAGAATTTGTCTCTGAAAGAACTTTAAACAGGAAGGAATTATCCGACATTAAAGTTTTGTCATCTATGCGAGATGATATACAATCAGATTTGGCAGACGAAAAAGCAGACCCAGCTCTAACTGATGACAGCATTCAACAAATGGAAGATGCGGTAGGCTTCTTAGAAAAACAGATCGAATCATTAAAACCAAAAGAGATTGCCGCCGAGAAAGCTCAGGTTAAAATTGAAGAGGCTGTCAAGGAGCCGACTCCTGAATTCTCCGACTTTAAGACTGGCCGCGTAAGAATAGGCAAGTCTCCTCAAGGATGGAAGGTTCTCAGCGAAGTAACGACCAAGGAAGAAGAAGCTGCCGGCGAAAGGTACTTTGAAATAGAGAATGAGAAGACTGGCGAAAAGCAGATTGTCACCTTTGAGGAAATGAAGCCCATCAAGGCAAAGAAGACGGTAGATATTCCATTCAAGCGTAGAGAAGAGATAGAGGTTGGAAAGATATTTAGAACTCCAGAGAGGAAGGTTGAGCTGTCTAAAGCCGAAGTGGAGTCGCTGGTCGCTACTATTACGACTAAATGGAAGAACGCTCCGAAGGTTATCGCTGTGGATGGTATAGCCGACCTTCCTGCTCACCTGCAAGATGCTGTTGTTCTAGCTAAAGGCCAGGAGCATGTTGAGGGTATTTTTGACCCAGAAACTCAGAACGTATATCTTGTAGCAGGAAATATTGATTCTACAGATAGGGTCTTGGATGTATTATTCCATGAATCTTTGGGCCACTTTGGTATCCGTGAATTACTTGGCAAAGATATCACTCCTGTCCTCAATCAGGTCTACGCAAAGCACCGCGAGGAAGCACAGAAGATAGCCAAACAATACGGTTTTGATACGAGTAAACCAGAGGGCCGGCGCCAAGCAGCAGAGGAAGTTCTGGCCAATATTGCCCAGACGAATAGTGATCCAGGAATAATAAAGAAAGCCATCGCTGCAATAAGGAAATGGCTGAGAAAGATGGGCTTCAATATTAAACTGTCAGACAATGATATCCAGTCTATGATGGAAGATGCTGCTCAGTTTGTTAAGGCAGAGAATAAATCATTGTCTCTTTCTGGACCTGCAGTATTTTCCAAAAAGACTGCCGATCCAACGGTCAAACTGGAAACCCTGAGAAAGGCTTTCGAGAACACTGCCAAGCGTAAACCTCCCGCAGAAGAAACAGATGAGGATGCGCGCAAAATAGACGCTCCGGCGAGTAAGGCCAGGAAAGGAGTGCAGCGTTGGGCAAAGAGATTCTTTACTAAGGAGGGACTGCTCAATAAAATAGCTTTTGAAAAGCGCATCGAGATGGATTCGGCTAAGAACGTGGGTGAGCAAGATATTGCTGCCATGGTGACTGATTTCAATAAGGCTGTATCTAAAGCATACGGCGTTAAGAAATACCAGGACGTACCGGCAGAGGACCTGGCTAAAATAAACGGATTTATGGCTGGCAAGGATGTGACCCTACCTGCCGGACTAAAAGAAGAGATCCAACCTTTAAGAGATATGTTGGATATGCTGTCTGACGGAATGATGCAAGCTATCCGTGACATGGAGGCTATACAGCGACAAAAATTGTCACCTTCTGACAAGAAGGCTCTCCAGAGAGTTCTCAATAAAGAGGAGGGCGCTGTCCTTCCTAAGTCATTGCAGAAATACTGGAGCCTTTACGAGACCATTAATAAGAACAAAGGGCAGTATCTCACCAGATCTTATCAGGCCTTTGAAGATCCAGACTGGAAAGAAAAAACTTTACGAAAGAAAGGCCTTATGAATAGAGCCAAGGCTTTCATCCGGGATCAGAATCCATCTCTGTCTGAAGGGGAAGTTCTTGGTGAAGTCAGCGCTATCCTGCAGAGTGCAAAAGAGTCTGGGGACTTCCTGACTCTCATAAGCCAAGGAGAGAAGCTGGGGTCTAAGGATACGTCTATAATTACAAGGCGCAAAGACATCCCTCCAGTTATACTGGAATTGTTGGGAGAATATAGAGATCCAAAGATAAATTTTGTGCGGTCTGCTTCCAAGATGCAATATTACATTGCCAACCATAACTTTCTTATGGACCTGAGGCGTTCAGGGCTCAATACGTTCCTGTTTGAAAAGGCCACTGTGAACAAGGGCGGGTCTTATGATGCACAGGTAGCAACTAAAGACTCCGATGCAATGAATCCTCTTAATGGACTGTATACCACTGCAGACTTTAAGCAAGGACTCAAGGATGCTTCTGATAAATTCCAGGGAACTGAACTCATGCGGAATATTATCCGCGTAAACTCTATGATTAAATATGGCAAGACCATACTTTCTCCAACCACTCAAGCCAGGAACTTCATGTCAGCTGCAATGTTTAGCGTTATGAATGGGCATTTCGACTGGACGCATATGGGCAAGGCCTTCAAGGCAGCAAGGTCAGATCTGTTTACGCAGGATAAAGAGTGGAGAGCTTATTTGGACAAGTTGATAGGGATGGGTGTTGTCCACGACAATCCTTTTGCCGGGGAATTGCGTGATGCTATCAAAGACTTCACAGATTATGATACCTATTCAACAGGGCCCAACCAGAACTTCAGGAAGATACTTGATTTTTTCCAGAGGTCTTACCAGGTAGGTGATGATTTCTGGAAGATTATAGGATACGAGAATGAAGTTGCTCTACAGAAAAAAGTCGGCTTGTCGCAGCAAGAAGCCGAGAAGAAGGCTGCTTTCAGAATAAGAAACGGATACCCCACTTACTCTATGGTTCCTAAGGGGATAAAGGCAATTCGTAGGTGGCCATTGTTGGGCACATTCGTCAGCTTCCCTTATGAGATCATGAGGACAACAAGGAATCAGCTTGATTTCATAAAGGAAGATATGGCAAAGCCTGAAACTAGGTCTATGGGGGCACGAAGAGCCTTGGGCTTTGCTATGGCCTCAGCTGCCGCATATAGCGCATCTATAACTTCCATGGCCGCAATGGGAATGGATTCAGATGATGATGAGGCGGTAAGAGCACAGCTTCCAGAATGGTCTCGCAATTCACAGTTGCTATATACTGGGTATGACGAGGACGGCTTGCCTACATACCTAGACCTGTCCTATCTGGACCCTTATACTTACGTTAAGAAGCCTTTGACTGCTATCCTTAGTGGCAATAACGTAGGTATCGATGACAAAATAGTTGATGCCATGAGGGAATTTTTAGATCCTTTCATTGGTGCTGACATTGCAGCCGGAGCCATAGGCGAAATCATCTACAACCAAAAAGAAGCAGGTGGGCAGGTGTATAACCCTGAGGCGCAAGGCCACGAAAAAGCCAATGACATCCTGCAACACTTACGCAAAGCGGCTCAGCCTGGGGTATTGTCAAACATGGAGAGAACTATTAAGGCCATTGAAGGGGATGTTTCTCGTTCAGGTAAAAAGTTTAGCGTTAAAGATGAAGGCCTCGCATGGCTAGGGCTGAGGTTTGGAACTTTAAATCTCAGACAATCCATGATTTATAAGGGTTATGGCTTCTCGGATAAGAAATCACAGGCATCCAGAATACTTAATCGTGCAGTTGGAAGCGCCGGAACTGTTTCTGAAAAAGAAATAAAGAATGCAGTCAGCTCTATGATGCTGGCCAGAAAGAGAGCCTATGGTGAAATGAGCAAGCTTGTGGAGGGAGCAATGAAGCTGGGGGTCAAGAAAAGCGAGATTCGCCAGTCTCTGAGGGCTGCCAAAATAAGCAACAAAGACATCTCTAGTTTGCTGAGAGGTAGAGTTCCAAGGTGGTCAATGAGTAGCACATTTATAAAGTCTGCAAGAGACAGGGCTGTAGCAGCTGCCACAACTCCCGAGCGAAAAAGAGAACTACGCATAGAAATGGGTGCCAGAAAAAGGATTGTTCGTGAAGCTGCAAGGGGAGAGCGTGAAAAGAATTGACATGCCGTGGGATTTTGTAGATAATAAGACTTTATCAGATGCTGGATAGCACAAATTGAATTGAAAAGCCCCTTTTAATCGAGGGGCTTTTCTGTTGGGCGCTGCATGCTGGCAACCATATCATTGTAAATAGTGACATGCTTATTGTATAGAATCACAACCTCATCTTTAAGATCGTCTGAGAGTAGATTTTTCAGAATAACCTTTACAGCTACCTGATCATCTCCATTGTTCAACACTTCACTAAATGTCTTCCTGTGCTTTATTGCTCTCATGACTTGCCTCCTCTACTGGATACTCGGCAAAAAATCCCCGGATCTTCAACTCCTCTCTCGCCATTAGGGAATGGGTTTGCCTTGTGATGCCCATAGTATCCTTATGCTCGGCAAGGTAATTAATTAGCCAAACAAGATACTCTTCGGGGACATCTTTCCATGGTACCCCTCGATACTTGCCAAACTCTATAGGCCTTTCCCTGTCCTTTCCCCACTGTTCACTCACGATGTTGCCTCCTTTCTTTTATGGTAGTTTCTTGAAGAAATATTAGAAGGTAAGTTGCCGCACCTTACTCCCGCCATCTGCCTTGCCTTTGGAGCAAGACACTTGCTATGACCCTTAACAAACATTCTGGAGCGTTCCTGTTTGCTGTTCTCCTCATTGGAGTCCACCTGGCGGTGCCGTTGTTGCTGGCTAGATTCTCCACGCCTTCTTCTAAACTAATGTCTAAGCATCATTGGGGATGGGCTCGTGTCCTGGCACATGATGACGAAGGACTTGAGTTAAATCCCTAGTATCTAGGCTTTGTCCACATTCCTCACAATTGTAGAAAAAATCCAACTCGCTTTTTTCTCCCTTCTTCTCCTGTAACTCCTTGATTTTCCCGAGATAACTTTCTTGATAGCCTTCAACTTGGTCAGACAACTTTTTAATTTCGTGCATATCCATATTATCCTCCTTTTTAATCCTATTTATTTAGTCGCGGACTCAAACATCTCCATCCCTTCCCTCTTGTGATCATCCGTTAAATGTGCATAGTGCTTCCGCGTGGTACTGATATCTGAATGCCCCAACATCTCTTGCACCAGCACCAAGTCCTTCGTAACCATGGCCAGGTGTGATCCAAACGTCCTGCGAATATCATGCAGGCGCAAGTCAGGCACCCCAGCTACCACACAGGCCGACTTAAACGCTTTCCTGACATCAGTCATAGGCTTCCCGGCATCGACAGGGCTGGGGAAAAGATAGGGCGACTTGAGACCTTGCTGCAACCTATAAGACAGAAGATGCTTTCTAAGGCGCTGAGTCATTGGAATACTGCTGGCCTTACCGCCCTTCCCTTCTTTGGATATTACATCCTTTTTAAAATCTACATCTGCCCACTGCAGCGTAAGTAGCGGAGTCTTCCTTAATCCGGTATCCAGTCCTATCAGGATGGCCGTGAAGAGATACGGTGTCTTTTTGCAGGCCTCGATAAACCTTTGCTTCTCGTTATCGTCCAGAAACCTATCCCTTGCCGTCTCCTTCTCCTTTAAAAATGTCGACTTTTTGAATCTCCAGTCCACACCCGAGAGAGCGAAGATCCTTTTTAATGTCGCCCGGTGTTGATTGAAACTTGAAGCAGACAGACCCTTCTGTAAGTGCTGTGATTTGAATGTCTCTAAGTGCCTCCCCGTTATGTCCGATAAATTCATCGATGAAAATTCCAACGAAAGATTGATCACGCAGTTCCGATACATCTCTACAGTCTTTGGTGACAAGCTGGGATATGTCCTTTCCAATTCTTCTACAGCATTCTTCCATGAAGTCGGAGTATAAACGGTGCCTTCCGTGATACTTATCTTTTTTTTCCATTCTGCCTCCTGGGCTAACTTTTTATCAGGACCTGCAACTTGCTCGTATCTTTTCCCGGTTAAATAATATGCAAAATAAAAGTTCTTTGAATAGTACATAGCCTGGCTACACGTCGGACAAACGCCAGCCTTCTTCGGCTTTGGCTCCCGGCGTTTGTAACCACATGCACGACATCTTTCTAACTTATAGCTCAACGATATCTCCAATCTTAGCCGCGTTAAGTTTATCTTGCTTTTCTTTTTCAGCTACAAAATCTTTCATCTCGGCTCCACTCCGTACAATATCCAATGGTAGTTCATGAAGAATGCACATGATTTTTACTGCCCCTCTTATACCAAATTCTTTTTGGAACTCTTTTATTTTCCCCGAGGTTATTTCACAGTTCATATTATCTCCTTTTTCTGATTCGCATTCTCAAATTAACACAGCTTTAAGATGAATACAAGGAAAATGTTTTCCAAATGAAAATAATACTTGCATTTATAAATTGCGCGTGTTAGCTTATGTCTCAAGAAGCACAAAGGAGAATAGCTTATGGCTAAAAAGGTAGGAAGAAAGCCCAACAATAAGACACACAAAATAAAGGCCTTAAGCGAATATCTATTTGACCGGGGCCACACTAAGTTTGCAGAGGCAGTAAAGATCTCAAAGGGCCACCTCTCCTTAATACTGAGTGGTAATAAGCAAGCATCTTTACAGCTGGTAAACAGAATAGCTTGCGAGACTGAGATGGAAGTAACACTGAAGGACTTAAGGCCAGATTTATACAAACAGATATTAGAATACGGCAATATGGAAAAGGAGGCTCTATGAGTAACGGTGTGGGATGTTTTTTTGAGGAAGAAAGAGTGGAGATAGGTGAGGCAGCAAAGAACTACGATGATGTTCAGTGTTCAGGATGTCCTCATCACCATGACTGTAAGACTATGAAGGCACAGGAAACTGAAGTGAGAGGTGATCAGAATGGTAGTCACTGAGAAGGAGGCTAAGGGAAAGTTTTGCCCTGATATATATGCTGGGGCTATGCTAGAAAAAGCTTCAAACTCAAATTGTGCCGCCTCTAGTTGTATGATGTGGCGCTGGGCTGAAGATTACTCGGGCCCCAGAGATACCGATGACCCCAGAAAAGGCTTCTGCGGTAAAGCCGGATACCCCATGGAGATATTGGATGTTTAAGAGCTTTCCGAAGCAAAAGAGGTATGAGAACGAAGAGTACCTGGAGTTTATTAGAAATCTCCCTTGTTGTGTCCCGGGGTGTAAAAAGAAAAATGAAATGAGGAAGGATAAGGGACGTAAAGTTGAAGCCCATCATTGCAAAAGCACCGGAAGTGGAGGAAGTGATTTGACTGCTATTCCTCTACACGACATGCACCACACTGAGGGGCACTTGTCTCAGGTGAAGTTTCAGGAAAAATACGGGGTTGACTTTAAAGAGGTGCAGATAGAGTGCCTACAACAATTCATAGAGGAGAGAGGATATGAAAGCAAATAAAGTTACAGTAACAATCACAGTAGAAGTATTGGATATAGATTCAGCACCAGCATCTATACATGATTGTGCTAGGGCTATCCATGACCAGAACCCACATGGAGAATTAACTAGCGTTGACGGTGATACTGTGAAATGGGAAACCAAAACAGAAGAAGTGGAGTTTTAGCCCTAAAGCATAAGTAAAGGAGAATAGCATGAGCAAAGAGAAGGGATTGAAGATAATCAGGCTGGAAGCGGAGAACGTAAAGAAACTTAAGGCCATTGAGATTATACCGAAGGACAGTACAATTGTCATCAGCGGTAGAAACGAAATGGGGAAGTCGAGTATTTTAGACAGCATCTGGCTGGCACTTGGCGGCAAAGCGGCATCAAAAGACCTGAAGAAGCCTATTCGTGATGGTGAAGAGAAGGCTCATGTCACCGTGGACCTCGGGGATATTATCGTAACCCGAAAGTGGACAAGTGATACGAAGAGCTACCTTACAATTGAAAATCGTGACGGCGCCACATTCAAGTCTCCCCAAGCAATCCTTGATGAGCTCATCGGCAATCTGTCTTTCGATCCTCTTGCCTTCAGCCATATGTCCGACAAGGAGCAGAAAGAAATCCTCCTCGACCTAGTTGATATCGAGCTTGATCTTGATGAATGGGAGAAGGACCGCACCGAAGCTTACGAAGAGAGGACTGGTGTAAACCGGAAAGTTAAGGACCTTGAAGGTCAGCTGTCTGGACTTCCGGAGCCAGAAGAAGGCGCCCCCACTAAAGAGGTAAGTGCTGCTGATATCATGACAGAAATCACCAAGGCTCAGGAAGTGAAGGTTGCCAACGATGATAAGCGGAAAGACCTTACTGAGCAGAGGCAGGAGTTGGCTGGGCTGGAAGAGACACTGGCCGAAGTTGTTGCTGGTATCGATACTCTTACAAACCGACTTACTGAAGGAGAGAAAAAGAAAGAACAGATACAGGCCGACATGAAGGAAGCTAAAGGCCATCTGTTAAAAACAAACTCCGTAGTCACTGCTCTCGTTGATCCCGATATGGAAGCCTTCCAGGAAAAACTAAAGAACGTCGAAGATGTAAACAAGGTCTTCCGTGAAAACCAGAAGAGAGTAGACACCCAGAAGAGTCTCTATACTGCCAAGAGGGAAAGCCAAGACCTCACCGATGAACTTGATGGGATGGATAAAACCAAGTCTGATGCCATAGAAAAGGCAGAATTCCCCATAGAGCACCTTGGATTCGATGAGACAGGTGTTACCTACAAAGACATACCGTTTGGCCAGTGCTCGGCTGCTGAGACGCTGAGAGTGTCACTATCAATCGCCATGGCTATCAATCCAAAGCTTAGAGTTCTGAGAATTATGGACGGATCTCTTCTGGACAGTGCAAATATGAAGATCATTCAGGATATGGTAAAAGAGCATGACTTCCAGGTTTGGGTCGAGATAGTTGACGAGTCCGGCAAGATGGGAATTTATATTGAGGATGGGGAAGTCAAGGGGGCAAAATGACGAGTGGAGACAAGGTGCTTGTAGTCCTATTTATATGGTCAACGATTGTCCTTATGTTAATTAATGGTGATCCTGATATTCTGGATGGCCTCATAAAAATGGTGAACAAGTGAGAAAGGCTAAAAAGCTTGAGATAAAGCCCGGGCTCTACACCGATATGAGCCATCAGGAATATAACAACCTCCCGATGAATATAATCCGGAATTCGTATCTCAATAATATGGATTACTGTCCGGCCAAGGCGAGGACCGCAATGCAGAAAGATACTCCGTCACTCCTCTTAGGCAGGGCAGCACACTCTCTGGTACTGGAAGGAAAGGACGCCTTTGACAGTGAGTTTGCAGTGGCACCCCTTGGTGATAGACGTAGCAAGGCAGGCAAGAAGGCATGGGTTGATTTTGCAACTGATAATCTAACCAAAACAGTAGTATCTCAAAAGGACTGGGTTAAAATATACGGTATGAGCCAGGCGGTAAGGGCTCATCCTTTCGCGAAACAATTACTTGAGACAGGCTTAAGTGAGCAAACAGTTATCTGGAAAGATGAAGAGACTGGGATTATGTGTCGGTGCAGACCGGACCGCATGCCATCCGGCCATAAAATCTTGGTTGACTTTAAGGGCACAAAGGATGCCAGTCCATATGGCTTTGATAAGGCAATCTCGACATATTTCTATTACCGTCAGGCCGCTATGTACCTTGAGGGTATCTCTAAAGTAACTGGCGAACAGTACGATGCCTTTGTGCTCATTGCCTGCGAATGGGAGTTTCCTCATAGGATGGATGTTTGCACAATAGATGCTGATTACTTGGCATGGGGTAGTCGGGAGTTTCATGATCTCTTGAGGCTGGAAGCAAAGTGCAGGGAAGATAATCACTGGCCACATTACAAAGACGCTGGGGCGCGCGACAGCATGCTCCCGGCCTATAAAGGGCTTTAAAATAACACCAACTTTAAAGGAGGAAGTATGAATATTGGAGACAAAGTAAGGACGAGTTGCAATTATACCCAAATGCTTAAAACACAACAGCCATTTAAAGGCACAATAATTAAAATAGATAAAGAAAGAGACGACTTAGTTAAAGTCGAAAAAGAATGTGGCTGTAGTACATGGATAGACACAGCATGGCTAAGAAAGACAGGTTGTTCATGTCATTGTAGTTGTAGTTGCCATGATCATCATTGCTGTTGTTGTTCACATTAATAAACTAAACAGGAGGTAACAAATGAGTACAGAAATACAAGATTGTGTTGAGCACTTATCATGTGCGTTAACTGAGGAGGAAGTCGCTAAATATTCTCAGGAAATGGCCGAGCTTAACCAGAGGAAGGTTGAGGTTGAGGCAGAAAAGAAAGAGAAAATGAAGGACTATGGCGCCAAGCTTCAGCATCTTGAATCTGGAGTGAATGTTCTTGGGCGTAAAGTCATCACCAAGAAAGAAGCTCGGGATGTAAATTGCTTCTGGGAGTTTAACTTCGACGAGGGCGAGAAAGTCTTGTACCGTAAAGACACTGGCGAAAGGGTTAAGGGTGAGACCATTTCTGCCATGGAGCGCCAGAGGCATATGGAGTTCATTGAGAGCAAGAACGAAAACGGTGAGATGTCCCAGGCCGTGAAGAAGGCTGAGGATAAAAAGGCTGAAAAGAAAGAAAAGAAGCCTGAGCCGGAAAAAGAGCAAGCTGTTGAAGGTCTAGCAGAACAGGCCGAGGAAACCAAACAGCATATTGCTGACAACGCCAAGAACATAATGGAATCTGTAGCTGGATCTGAAGGAACCGAGGAAGCTGAAGGTGAGCCAGGGCATGAAGAGTCTAGTGATGGTCCAGATGAAGCCAAGGAAGAGGGTGAGCCTGCCAGCGACGACGCTCCAGAAGATTGCTTTGGGACTTTTGTTGACGATGATCCTGAGTGTGGCAATTGTGATCGCGTCAAAGACTGCAGCGAGGCAACTCCTCCGCCAGAAGCTGTAGAGGAAGAGGAAACTCCTGTTGAGGCTGCCGAGGTGCCCAAGGATGAAGGAGAGAAAACTCATACTTATACCTGTGCACAGTGCGGTGAAGGCTTTGATGAGCCGAAAGATGTAGAAGAGGACGGGATCGATAATTCCGCCTGCTCCATCTGTGGAGCTACCAATTGGTACTAGCTTGACATTTTAATCTCAATCCCTTATGATTTTAATCGTCTAATTCAAAGGAGTAAAACTTATGTTAAATGAAAGCCTGAGATTCCCGACACCGCGAGGTCCGGGGCGTTCCTTTGAGCGTAGACAAATCTCGGGCTTCTTTGCGTCTGAATCAAGGGAGGTTATAATGAAAGGAAAGGACTTAACTAGGAAAGTGTTTGGTAGGCTTACTGTACTAGGCTTTAGCCACACTAATAATCACAACCTGAAATATTGGTATGTAAAATGTGAATGTGGTAATTCATCGACGGTACGGCATGGCCATTTAACGGGTGGTGCCACTAAATCATGTGGCTGTATTACCAAAGAAAGAATGACGACACATGGCATGTCAGGAACGCCTGCTTACAAATCATGGCAGAAAATGTTGACGCGTTGTAACAACTCAAACGATAAAAGATATAACGACTATGGAGGTCGCGGTATTAAGGTCTGCGACAGATGGTATGATTTTGAGAATTTCTTGCAGGATATGGGTGAGCGTCCTAAAGGTATGTCAATCGAAAGAATTCATAATGATAGTGGATATTACCCCATGAACTGCAAGTGGGCAACTCGCAAGGAACAGATGAGGAACAGAAGAAACAACTACCTTGTGACTTACAACGGGAAAACTAAACCACTTGTGGACTGGGCAGAAGAGCTTGGAATAAATTATAGTACTTTAAGCAAGCGGTTAAGTAGGGGATGGACGGTAGAAAGGGCAATGGTGCCCGTAGTGTAATTAACGGCGGGGTGGCGTGGTAGCCTGGTATTATGCGGTGACATAGGGAACATCGGTGATATTGCAGACCAACTGCCCCCGCCAACTTTTAACAAAGAGAATTGAGAATGAAAATAGATTTTATAGTAAGCGCAAAATGTGAATCAGAGGAAGAAAGACAACGCTGTAAAGAGGCTGGCTCAAATCCTCAATTTGGTAGGTGGTGGTGTTATTGGTTGCCTCACATTGAAATCAATCTAAAATATGGGTGGGTTTATAAATACGAAATAAATATTAGTTGGCTCATATTTCTGGTGACTATTAACAGTCCTTATGATCGGCAAGAACTTGAAAAAATATATTTAACCTGAGCAACGAAAGATTAGTTAACTTTTTAAAGGAGTAAGTCATGGCAGAAAATGAAATGGAAGTAGAAGTGGCCAGCAGCGATACCCTCGCAACCTTAAGTAAGGCAGAGATCGATACGCAAATAGCGACAGCAAAGCAATACCCTCGTTCCATAAAAGCATTCAGGAAGGAATGCCTGGACATGGTAACTCTTACCGAGAAGATAGCCGGAGAGTGCATATATGCTCTTCCTCGGGCAGGCAAGAACATTGAAGGCCCAAGCGCAAGGTTTGCTGAAGTTGTTGCCTCAGCATGGGGGAATTGTAGAGCCGGTGCCAGGGTAGTCGGAGAGGAAAAGGACTTTATTATTGCTCAAGGCATATTCCACGACCTTGAAAGGAATGTTTCCATCACCTATGAGGTTAAACGTAGAATTACCGACAAGCATGGTAAAAGGTTTAAGCCCGATATGATTGGTGTGACTGCCAACGCAGCATGCTCTATAGGTCTCCGTAATGCTATCCTAAAGGGCGTACCAAAGGCTTTTTGGGATGATATGTATGAAGCGGCAAGGAAAACTGTTATGGGTGATGCCCAGACTCTTGCGAACAGAAGAGCTGATGCCCTCGGTTTCCTTCAAAAGATGGGTGCCACTGAGGAAATGGTTTGCGAAAAACTTGGAGTTCCCGGCATAGAGGATATTGGTCTTGATCATATTGTTATTCTCAGGGGCCTTGCCACCGCCATTAAAGATGGAGATACTACTGTTGAAATGGCATTCTCTCCAGATGTTGAAGAAAAACCTGGCGGAGCTCAAGATGTAATGGATAAATTCAAAAAAACTGAGAAAAAGGCTGAAGTCAAGACAGGTCGCAAGGCTACCACAAAGAAAGAAGCCGACAGAACTCCTAAAGAAAAGCTCATGGTAGCGTTGGACACTTACTGCAACGGCGACATGATCATGTCCCAGCAAGTTCTTCAGGAAGTCTCGTATCGTGAAAAGGACGGCGTACCTACATTTATTGAAGATATTAACAAGGCTTCCGACGAGGATCTTACAAGGGCACTCAGTCAGCTGCAAAACAGAATTGATTCAGAGAGTTAAAGAGATGGGCAGGTGGAGCCAGAGAAAAGTCTAAGCATGTAGACGCAGGATTGGCTGACAGTTATTCATGCGTCGTACCACCTGTCCTTTAAATAACGGGAGGTGATGACTTATGGGCCGCTAACAAAGGGTTGCGGCAGACCTTAGCCGAGGACACATAAGGTGTCTACGTTATATAGGGTAGTAGGAGGGAGGAGTAGTGTCCTCCCTCCATTTTAAAGGAGATAATATGAATTGCGATTTACATCCCGAAAAAAAAGCAACACACTGGAGAAAAGGACTTGCTCAAAGTGCAATCAGAATATATATGTGCCTATCCTGTGCTAATAATGCCAGAGATATTATAGGCCTTAAAACATACGAAATGGAACCGCCTTCCGAGCATTGTCCTGACTGTGATACTCATACTGGTGGTGGAAGATGTGGATTTTGTGACGACTTAAGGGATAAGGAATTAAAATTATAACGAAAAGCTAACCAGCAAGCGGAGGGATTATGGGAAAACATATAGGGCATATGGAATACTGTAGAAACCCCAGATGTAGGGGGAATTGCAAAGATGAGCGTGGGGTTATGTCTATCAATCTAACTACCTTAAACGAGAAAGCCCTAGCCAAGATTGCCAGCGCAGGTATAGACACTGATACTGTGTACGATAAGGCATGGTTGATGGGTATACGATTAGCTAACGGACAAATGGTTGCAGCATACCCTATTAGTACATTAAATCCATTAGCGCCACCTGCGATATACATAACAGATAAAGAGTGCGTTAGCGGAGTTGACAACAGGCAACCACCTTCAAAAATAGCGAGATCGCTCAAGAAATGGTGCAAGGATGATGGGCTTATTGGAGCCATAAAGCTGCTGAAAAAAGCTATTAAAGCATTAGAGACATAACCTATAATATACGGACCGCATGCGATACAACATGACAAATAAACGCCAAAAGTGGGAGTTTTGATTGAAAAAGAAACGTAAATATGTAATTCCGGTACTTATTGGATTATTTATCGGCCTACATGCAGGAATATTTGTAGGAATTAAGTCCTCAGGTGCGGCTAGAGAGACCATGATTAAAGATATATACAGCGACATGGAGTTTTACAAGGATGAGGCTTTACGATTACAAAAACTATACCCTTCTTTTGCTGTAGGAATAGAAGCCAATAGACAGAATATGGAGTTATTTAAAAAGGAATTTCTCTCTCAGCTTGGCTTGCCTGCTCGTCTTTTTAATAACGAAAACGAAACAGAATTGGAGGATAGACCATGAAAATACAAGATGTTTTGAAGGAAACAGAGAAGGCGATAAATAAACATAACCCTTGTAACGGTATAACAGGTTATGTTGCATGGCACGAAGGAGAATTGTGTTGGTTTGGGAAATCTAATGATCTTAAAAGGTGTGCTTTAACGCACGAAGAAATATTTGAAGATTACGAACCCTACCATCCAGTAGGACAGATAGCACCAGAGGAGGTAGGGGAGCTATGGACATCTCCAAATGGAACCTTTTGGCATACCGAGGAAGATGAAGAAGGCGACTTGATACTTGTTGGCATTGGAATAGGTGACGGCACTCCTAAGTCTAACAAAATTTCCGAATATGACGGTAATTTTCAGCACTGGACTCGTGTATCCCCATCTCCAGTAAAAGAGGATGTTGAGGAAATTGTTATTGAGGGGGTGAGGTGGTATGAGGACGGAGATGGAGACATGATGCCTTCTGCTGAGAAGCAATCATTGCCTCGTGACCTACCCAATAAACCGAAAATGACAATGAAACTAAGCTGGCCAAAGGAGAAATGATGTCAATTCAATTTTTCATTGCAGGCCATCCCGCACCTCAAGGCCGACCTAAATTCGCAAGAAGGGGGAAATTTGTCACGGTCTACGATCCACCAAAATCTAAAGCATGGAAAGAGGTCGTTGCTCTTCAGGCTCAGGCTGCCGGAGTTAAGCCACTTGAGGGCCCTTTAAAGATATCCCTTACCTTCCGCATTAAGCGGCCTAAAAAACCAGCCAATCCTTATCCTGTTGGCGATGTGGACAACTATTGCAAGGGAACAAAGGATGCTTTAAATAAATTGGCCTACAAGGATGATGCCCAGATAGTCGAGTTGCATGCCACAAAAGAATACGTCTCAGAGGGATTTGTACCGGGCGTTATGATTAAAATTGAAGAGGTGATATTGTGAGAGATTACTACGAAATTCTAGGCTTAGACAGCAATGCCACAAAGGATGATATTAAGAAAGCTTATCGCTACCTTGCCAAAGAACATCATCCAGATAAAAACGGTGGGGATCATTCTGAGGCATTCATTGATATCCAAATGGCTTACGATGTGCTGTCAGATGTTGAAGAGAGAGAGATGTATGATGAGTATGGTTTCTCCAGGAAAGATGCTGATATGGCTAAAATTCAGGGATTGCTTGCACAAATAATCAACGGATGTCTAGCAAGAGATATTCCCTCCTCTCATCTCATTAACGAAATAGAGGAAGAAATAACTGACGCAATAGACGACCTCAAGGAAGAAATCGCGTTGTGCCAGAAAGCTATCAATAGCATGAGTGGACAAAAAGAAGCGTTGAAGACAAAAGAAGGAGTCAAGTTTGATATTGTGGGCAACACTATCTTAGGGCTCATAAAGCAGGCCGAGCAGGAAATACTTGTAAGAAGTGAGGAAGTTGCAATAAGGGAGAAACTTCTCGGCCTCATAAAATATTACGATAAATTTGAAGGTATGCCTGAACCGCTTGAACCAGCACCGACAATAATTAAACCTAGCGAATATACTAGTTGGAATTTATAAAGGAGGTACGACATGTTGAAAAAAGATTTAGAAGCAAAAGTAGAAAGGCTGGAAGATGCAATTCTGGAACTTTCCCAGCAAAAAAGGGAAGTTGACAAGGAATACGAGAAGTTGACTGATGAGAGCAACGATCTAAGATACACAAATGACGAATTTAAGCGCATAACTGCCGATGTGACCAGCGTTATTGACGGCATTATTGCTGTCAAGTATCCGGAAGAGTTTCACAGATTTTGTATGAATGAACCTTCAGTAAGACATATGAACGATGTTCCAGTAGGAGAGACGTTGAAAGACTGCCCAGAGGAATTCAGAATATTGTTTTACATTAAAAGTAGGTTTATTCCTCAGCCTAAAATAGACTTCAAATTTTAATTTTCCGTGAGGTTGGACTCTTACATTATTATGGCAAAGTTGCTGACAATGCGCGCCTCCTTTAAGGGTAGAGTCCGTAAAATACTTAGACCCTTAAGGGACCTTTATAATCAGGGCTGCCGGTTTACCTGATCAATTGTCAGATACCGGCTTATTATTATTGACAAAGGTAGATTTAGTCTGGTAGATTGAAGGCACAGATCAGCTTAATAGTCCTCGTGGGATTTAATAGTTAAAGTTTGTTCTTTTATGGACAAGCATTGAAACCCCCTTCAGGAACCACGAGCCCTGTTGGGGGTTTCTCATTTTAAGGAGCATTCATGAAAGAACGTCCTATTTTATACAATACAGAAATGGTGAAAGCTTTACTTGATGGACGGAAGACTCAGACGCGGCGTTTAGTAAAGCCTCAGCCTGAACATAGAGAAAACGAGTCTGTCCCAGGTTGTTTTGGAACATTTTTCCACGGATGGAACTTAGACCATGAAGCTGTTTCCGTTAAAGATGTTGTTAAGTATTGTCCTTATGGTCAATTGGGTGATCGGCTTATTCCTGCGATGGAAATCCCTTCTTTAAACCGCAATTATTGTGCAGATACCTATGGGCGTATTTGGTCTAGGGCGCGAGATGGCAGAACTTGGAAAATATTAAAAGGGGCCCCTACTTCCAAGGGTTATCTTTGCGTTACTCCATCGGTTGGTGGAAAATATAAAACTAGGTTGATTCATAGATTGGTTGCTGAAGCATATTACGGATATGAACCAAAAGGATTTAAGCAAGTTAGACATCTTGATGGTGATCAGTTAAATAATGCTCCTGACAATCTTGATTGGGGAACACAGGAAGACAACTGGTCTGATAGGGCTGTTCATGGCACTGGAATGGGAGAAAGCCATCATAACTCAAAATTAAGCCACGAGATCGTAAAAGATATTAGAGGTGATTATCTTTGCGGGAATATATCACAAAGATCTTTGTCAAAAAAATACGAGGTCTCTCAGTCTCTAATTTGGGCAATTGTTAACAATAAGGTGTGGAGTGAAAATACGGTTGCTAATCCTCCAAATATGCCTCGTGTAGCTTCCCGTATCAATCTTGAAATAACAGATATCAGAATCGAGAGGGTGCAGGACATAACACGTGAAGATGCTCTTGCCGAAGGATTAAAAAAGTGGCCTCACAAAAACGATTATGCTTATGGATTTAATGGTGGTGCAGTAAATGGACACGGTAGCCCAACTGGTGCTTTTCAAGCTCTTTGGAATTCAATCTATAAAAACTGGGCAGATAATCCTTTTGTATGGGTAGTGGAATTTAGGAGGGTATAATGACTTACCAAGAAAAACTCAAAGATCCAAGGTGGCAGAAGAAGAGACTGGAGATATTGGAGAGAGACGGGTGGTGCTGCACAAACTGTGGTAGCGATAAATCAACCTTACATGTTCATCATAATGTTTATGTAAAAAATAAAGAGCCGTGGGATTATGACAATAACTTATTACAGTCTTTATGTGAGGGTTGCCATAAAGAATTTCACTCCAACGAACCTCTTATTAGTCGGTTTTTAACAGATTCCATTAAGAAGAACTTCTCGTTAAATGACATGTTAATAATTTCGATGGGTTTTCATGAAATAGATCTGGCTGAAGACCCAGATTCTATCTCTACGATTATTCACTGGATATTAACAAACCCTAAAATACAACAAGAATTGAGATCTAAATATCTGGACTCACTTTCTTTACTAAAAAATAATCATGCCAGATAAAAGAACCATAGATAACGGATATATAAAGCTCTACCGCAAATTCTTTGATAGTGAATTGTGGCAAGAGAAAAGGAAATATTCTAAAGCTGAGGCATGGATAGATTTAATAGAGATGGCTCGATGGGGTGAAGAGCCGGAGACTTTGTTAGATAAGCGAGGGTCATATGTTTTGGAGTTTGGAGACATATATATATCCGCCAGGTTCCTCGGAATTAGATGGCAATGGTCTAAAAATAAAGTTATACACTTCCTTGAGTATTTGGAAAAAAGAGAATCTATTTTGTTTAAAAAAAGGGACAGTCATAGAACTATAATAAGCCTAGTAAATCTAAAGGTTTATCTTGGATGGGAAAACGGGAAAAAGGACAGCAAAAGGACAGCAAAAGGACAGGGAAGGGACGGTGAAGGGACAAAGAAGAATCCCTTAGAACCAGAAGAACCTAAAAAGAATGCTTACGGGGAATTTAAAAATATTTTATTAACACTTGATGAGGTAGAAAAATTAAAAAATAAATATGGGAAAGATGTTGCTAAAGCTATGGTCGAAAGATTAAGCCAACATATTGAGACAAAGAAAAAGGACCCATATATAAAACATTACGCTGCTATTCTTAAAAATGAAGATTGGTTGATTCCTAAAAATATGGGGAGTTTGATTAAATCTACTGAGCCAGTGAAAAGAAGGAAGGTGATTAAAGCATGAGTACTAATCTACCACCACAAGACCTTGATGCAGAGATTCATGTCCTCGGCGGGATACTGATTGACAATAAGGCATTAAAGAGAGCTCTTGAAGTAATAGACCGTATTGATTTTTATTTAGAAAAAAACCGCAGGGTATTCTCCGCAATGATGGCCCTTGATCAAAAGAAAGAGCCAATTGATATAATAACCTTGTGCGATTCACTGAGGTCTTTTGGGGTATTAGATAATGCCGGTGGTCCAGCTTATATTTCATCTCTGGCTGATGGGGTGGCTACGGCTGCCAATATTAAACATTACTGTAAAATTATAAAAAATAAATCTCTAGCTAGAAGATCTCTCGAATTAACCAATGAGGTGCAAAACGCTATATCAGAAGGCGGAGATGTGCTTGAAATAATGAGTAAGTTGAGGTACGACGCCTCCCAGGTGGCATCACACCACTCTGATGTTGAAGTTTATACCATGGGAGAAGTTGTAAAGGAGACGTTCAAGCACCTTGAGGCCTCTTATGAGAATAAAGGGTCTCTGACTGGGCTGCCTACTGGGCTGAAAGATTTAGATAAGGCCACCTCTGGGTTCCAACCTGGAGATTTTATTCTATTGGGTGGTAGACCAAGCATGGGCAAGTCGGTCCTTTGCGATGGATTCCTGAATGCTTGCGGAGTTCCAGCTTTGTTTTTTTCTTTAGAGATGAGCAAGGAGAGATATTGTAAGCGGTCTTTATCTTCTTCCGGAAGAGTAAACCATGCAAGAACCACCTCTGCACAATTCCAAGAGAGTGACTGGCCTAAACTTACCCGCGCTGCTGGAGATTTATCCAGCAAGCCCATTTATGTTATAGACAAAAGCAATCTCAATATAGATAAAATAGTAAGCATTTCTGAGAGACTTTATGAAGAGAAGCAGATTGGCATGATCGTTATTGATTATCTTCAATTCATTAGTTGTAGAGGTAGAAGCAGAGAGCAGGAAGTTTCCGAGATATCAAGTAAGCTGAAAGGTTTAGCTAAAGACCTAAATATCCCACTGGTAGCCTTAACAGCATTAAATAGAAAGGTAGATGAAAGGCCTGATAAGCGTCCTATGCTCTCAGACTTAAGAGAATCAGGTATGCTTGAGTTTGACGCTGACGTGATTATGTTTATTTACCGGCCAGGCTATCCGGACTACGGTTTTACGGATGATGATATCGATAAGCTATATAGAGGGATGGATGAGAAGCCTAAAACATTGCAAGGCTTAGCCGAATTAGATATAGCTAAAGGTAGGGATATAAAATTAGGGACTATATTTCTAAAAGAGGAATTGGAATATCAGAGATTCGCGGATTACTCAATGAATAACAACAGTAGTCGCGGAGATTGGGAAAGATAGTATTTAATGTTGCCTTAAATCTTCACTGAAGGAAAGAAATGACACACAGACTCAAATAGCTCTGCCTAATAAAGGGCAATGTAGCCATAAAACAAGAATAACGTCTCAGAATCGAAATTTAAGGAGGTAATCATGAAGAAAGTTTTATTGTTAATTCTTTTACTGGCGCCATCATTCGTTTTTGCAAATGAAAATCTTTACAAGGAAAAGTGGTGTAAAGATAAACGTGGTAAGTTGAACCAGGTTATAGGTGGCGTCACTGTTGATTGCTTGACAAAGAATCATGCAGTAGAAGTCTCCAAATTGACTACATGGGAAGATATAATAAGTAAAGCTGATGCTTTGAGGTTGGCAGCTCCAGGTAAGCGCGCCGGCATAGTGGTTATTTACAATAAAAAGAAATATCTCGAACTTACACAACTTAAGGCCGTAGCTAAATCGATGGGTATAACGGTATGGACTCTTGACCAGGACTACATTAAGCCAAAGTATCAACCAGTGAAAAAAACAGTTAGAGCGCCAAAGTCTAAGAAAAATACTTCATCAAGAAAGTCATATTTTACTCCACATAAAAAGCCGGCTCAGTCTTCCCGTCCTCCGGTGACAGATAAACCTGTGAATGTTAGGCCGCAAATAATCATAAAGACGGTGACAAAGCATACGGTTATAAGGTCTGACACATCTCAACAACAAAAGCCAGCTTCAAAACCTACTTCTTCTGGGCGTAGAAATATAAAGCCATGGTTAGGGGATGGGATTATTGATAGGTTGCGTTAACGATGGAAATCAGGCGCACCTTTAGGTGTTAGGGTGATAGATCGTTTCCGTGAAAATGGTAAGTTAATCATATTCAATTGGGAAAGCTACAGGAAGAGGAAAGGGGTGCAACAGGGAGGTAAATCGTGAACGAAACGAAGTGTAGTGAGTCGAAATTTCACCGTGGGGTTAGATTTGCAGTGCCTTACCTCAAAGACATAAGTGAATTAATGGTGATGGCATATTCAAGTAGAGTTCATCCGAGAAGATTCCCATATACTGTTTTAAAATGGGGAAGATTTAATCCTTCAACTAAGGAGTATCAAGGCTGCATAGTTCAAGCATACAATGAATATATCTCACAGAATATATTTTATTTGGAGAAAATCTAACACATAGATGAAGCAAAGCTTCAAGCGGCAGGTTATGTTGCCGTAAATTGAAAAGGAGGCTAAGTTGGAATTAATAAGTGTATACGGTTGTGAACATTGCTCAATGGTAAGTAGAAGAAAAGGTTCTGTTGCTAGGCATGAGACTCATTATTGCAGAAAGAACCCAAAAAGAACTACATGCGGGAAATGTAAACATATGATTTATGAGCCTGGATACACAGAGCCGCTTGATTACGGAGCAACACATTATGAAGGGCCATCATGGTATTGTGAGGCAACGGACATTGATTTAGAGAGCCACGATCTGAATGCAAATATTGATTGCAAAGATTATCAAATAAATACATAACACATAATGGAGGACTAAAGACGGGAGGTGGTGCGCTGGATAGCTTAAAGGGTGACGGCATACCCAAAGCCGGTAGAGCTTAAATAATAGTCGGGGGTTTCGGCCCCCGGCGCTTTAAAAGGTGGAATATATGGGCCCGAAGGCCCTTACATTATTCCGCGAAAGGCAGCACATCTTCAGAAGGTGAACATTTTTCACAATACAGGCCTTGATTCTCAACTCCTTCAGGTACAAAAACTCCGTTGGTATTCCTTCCCTCCTGGAAGCGGTAGATTGCCTGCCCTTCCTGAAAGCCCTTCTTGCAGATAGCACATGCCATCTTGACTTTGCTCTTCTCCTGGGCGCTGCTAACTGTACGCCAAGTAGGCGATTTGCAACCTGGGCAACACTTAGGGCCCCCTTTTATTCTCGATACCCATTCCCATCCACAAGTAGCGCGTTTGCATTTACATTTTTCTCTCATAAGTCCTCTCCTTTTTGCTTTAATAGCCTGTCATACAGAACCACATTAACCGTTGCTGCTAAATTCATGCAACCATCAGTGGGAATATAGATGGTGTCCCTACACCAAGAAGTCACTCTTTCACCCAATGTGGCATCTTCAGCACCGAAAATATAGAAAGCTCTCTCAGGATGTTTATATTCCTGCAACGGTATAGCGCCCTCTATTAAGTCAACTGCCACTGGAACACAATCATAAGGGATAATGTCCTTTAGGTCTTTAACTCGGAGTAAAGGCCGGTGTCGGTATTGCTTCATGGTGTCGGTGGGTGTCTTGCCGCATCTATTGCCTGTCACGGCAATCATAGCAGCCCCATAACACCCTGCGGCCCTTAAAGCCGATCCTACGTTTACAGCACTTTTAGGATTGTCTAAACCTATACACGCATATCCTCTCATGTATCAAATCCTCCTTTTGTATATTCCAGGCATTTCGCTCTTTGGATCTCGCTACGGTAACATCCACATGAAGTCGATTGTCCATGCCTCAAAGTGTAGCCTTTTATTAGTCCAGTATTGCCACACTTGCATTTACAATTCCACATGGCCTGTTTTTCAGGATTACTCTTGCCTTGCGATATCACAGTCCACCTGCCGTACTTCTTGCCAGTTAAATCAATGACCTTCCCCATGTCTGTCCTCCTTTTCTTTGTCAATCTTCCTGAAGAGTATCCAGCCACCCAAAAAGAACAAGGCAGCCACTATTACAAAATCTACACCATCAAAGCCCTGCGTCATCATCGTTTATCCTCCTATGTAGGTTCTCCTGTTTGGGCCGTCCATGCTCTTGCGAGATTTTCTGCTTGACGATCAGGTGTCCACTCTCCAGTGTCAACAAAATGCCAAGAGTTCCCATATGTCCTGCGTATCTTTTTTGTATTCATGCGTTTTATCCAAAAAAGAATCCCTCTTGTTATTACATCCACCTCGGCAATATATTCCCATGTCAGGCAATCTTTCCCTTTTGTTTCCACTAGCCTAAAATTAGTCAGTTTCATTTATCCTCCTGCAATCTCTCGCTTTAGTTTTTAAAAAATTCAACGCCTCTCCTCCAGACCTCTTTGCCTTCTTTATGACGGTATCAATCCATATTGCATCGAGGAAATAGATATACTCTTTGCTGTCTATTAAGACATTCATTGTGCCGTCATCAGTGTGGCTTAAGACTTTGAAGGTCATGTTACAAACCTGTTGAACAAATAAATCCCCAGCCAAATAGCAAAGATGGTCTCAATGAAGTGGTTTTTGATGAAATTCATCTATTTTCATACCTCCCAAGACTTTGTTGATGCTAGTCCCTTTTCTGAAGAAGGGGATTCCTTCATCTCCTGCGATATCCTCTGTCTCATGGCAGCTTGACAGTATGGCAACCTTAATACCATCAGCATGAAGTCTCCTGGCCAAACTAAGCCCTGTCTCTTTGCCAGCGCCGAGATTATGATCTGTTATAACCAAGTCCGGCTTCCAGATACTTATTATGGCGTCGGCTTTGCCAGTATCACACCTATCTATCACGCTATGCCCCGGCTTAGTTAGTAATAAGCAGTAAAGATCCCTTAATGTTTTGTCATCCTCAACGTAAAATATTTTAGCCATTTGTCTTACCTCCCTTATTTGATTTTAATGTTATTTTGCCCTGCGTCGTTATCGCTATTTACCTTCGGCTTTAAGTACAGCTTTTTTTGCTTTGCGGTAAGCTGCGGCCGCATCCGGATCTCCACTACCGAAAAATTCTAAAGCTGCCTTGTAAGTTTCCATTAGCTCTTCACAAGCTTCTAGTAGTTCTGGCCCCGCTTCAGGATTGACAAGCTCATGCCAGGTGGTTTTACATTCCCGGCACATCATCTCTTTGGCTGGCCCATCATTCTGTGCCCCTATGCAAGTGGCGTTTTTTCTTTGTCTGCAACATTCTTGCATATCTACCTCCCTTCGGCCTTGGCGATTGCTTGCCTTGCCATATGAACTACCCTCTCCGCTTCTGGCAATAAGGCAGGCGGCAATTCTCTCTCGCACATCTCGCTAGATAGTAGAGCTTTGCAAGCCTCCAATAGATCAGTGCTTGCCGCTATAAGGCGCGTATGTTCTTTAGCCTTCATATTGTCCACAATGTTTTGGTAGTTTGCAGGCTCAAAGTATTCATCTACCTTAAGCACAACAACACAGTCTGCATCCATTCCCCAGCGTACTGCAAACAATTCTCCCTGCTCTACCTTGCCGCTGTCAGTGTAAGTCCTAACCTCCGGCCTCTCTTCAAAGCACTTAGCGGCTCTATCTGCAAAATCAAGGCGCTCTGCTTCTTCATTTACTCTAACCATTCTCATGACCTGCCTCCTCTTTCTGACAGTTCAGGGAATAAGGCGATAACGTCTCCGTCTTTAAATTTCCTGAAAATAACCCTCGTTTGCTCCGTATCCTTTTTTGCTTTCATGATGTCGTCCTCCTTTGGATTGTTTAGTCGTTTACTCTTGCCGTCCAGCCTCCACTGAAAAGCAGGGTAAAGGATTAAAGCTTTTTCTTGTTTGCGTTATACTTTCCTCTTCCGTTGGCCCTCTGGTTGCAATCAAAGCAAAGACTATCGTTGTGCTCCTCAACCCTCCTTTTCTTTAATCGCTTATTGCAGCCTTTAGCCTCGCAAACTCTGTCGCTTAACTCGTTATGCTTGTATCCCTTTTTCATTTGTCTCCCTCCTGCGTTATTATTGTTGTTTTCGGTTTAATCCCATAAGACTTGCCGCCTCTCCTCCTGAAGAGGTGACAAGGGTAAAAGATTAAGCGTTTTCTTTGATGTCTTTCAGGTATTCTTGGCAATCCTCGTCGTCTTCGTTGTGATCCATTTCAGCAAGAAAGCCCTCATGTCCACATTGAGGGCAAGAATAGAAGCTTTCGAGGTCGTCACCGTTCATCATGGCAACTTGAAACTCTGAGTTTGTCAAAAACACATTACCGCTGTTTTGATTAAACATGACTGTAACCTCATCGTTCTCAAAATCAATTGGAAATCCGTCTTTGCAAGACACTGTTAACAATTCCGCTGCCATTTCTCTTTCTCTCCATCCGAACTTACTTAAGTCTGTAGTTGTCATTTTCAAGCCCTCCCTTTAATATCTATAGTTTTAACGCCTTTTATCCAGCTATGAACAGGGCACAGAGCAAAACCGTTTTTACCCTCTTTCAATGTCTCCCTGCTGCATATAGGGCATATAGTGATAGTTTCCGCTTGTAGTGGCCTCTCTTGTGGCCTGGTCGCTTGTGTTAGCATTGTTTTTGCCCCCTAATTTAAAAACAGGCTGTTATCTTTCTGCAATGGGTGGGCGTCAATGTGGAAAACTGTAGTGCCGCCCAGCCTTCTTAAGCTAACGCCGCCACATTTTAGCTTGTCTGCTTCAACCCTTGCGCCCTCTCTTGGGTGGTTTAGTTGTTCACCGTCTACCAACAAGCACACCCTTTGATATGCCGCGTCGAAGTTTGAAAAAACAGCGTGTACGCCTTCGCCCGTTTCGCTAACTACATAAACCTTTTTCATTGCTAATGCCTCCCTTTAAATTTAACCTCTTAAGTCTGCCGCCCTTCCTCAAAGGGAAGCAGGTTAAAAAGTTAAGTCAGATTTTCAATACTGTTATTCTCTACAAATCCATCCCAGTGGGCTTTGACTCTTTCGCTTATTTCTGGGCCGTCTGTTTGGATGGCGTGAATGCCAGTCCAGGGGCTTATCATGTACCATGTTGTTTGGCCCGTAGCGTGTACAGTCTTAAGAAGCTCACAGCCATTTCTTCTTGCGCCGTAAGTATGAGCCACCTTTTTAATGCTTTCTATCTTTTGCCTTATTTCTTTATATCTACCCATTATCTTTTCCTCCGCTGTTGTTTGTCTTATACCTTGCACACCATATGCCATGATTATGATTATTATTATGTAAGCATGATAAGTGCTTGAAATATAAAGGAATAAAAATTTAAAAGGAGGCAAAAGAAACGTGCCAAAAAGTTATGCACAGTCTAAAATATGACAATCAATGGCAGTTTGTGGATAAGTCGAGCCGTGGATTGTCACTCCCCGAAGGAAGCCAGTAGTGGTAAGGGTTTACAGCTTTGAAAATCATCATAAAATAGGCTTAAAATGTGGATAACTCTGTAAGTGCCTGTTTTGTAAGGGGTGCAAAAAGTGTCACATAGAGCCAAATATTGTCACTTTAGATGGCATTTTTCGGCATAGTATAAGAGGGGTTTTGATGATCTTTCAAGGGGTGTAAGCTCTCAAGGTTTTGCTCTTGGGTTTCCCCCTGGGGATTATCACAGCGCCCAGTATTGGCAAGGCCTCGCAGGATGAGCCACAACAAGCCGCTTGACACTTTCCAGCCTACTACAAAGGCTTTAAGGTTTAAAGACTCTCCACAGGGAAGCATAGAAGAGACAAGACGCTTTTTTTTGAGGGGGTTTCCCTCTCTCCATATAATCAAGCAATTCAAGCCATAATACCAAACAAAGCCACACCAGCACCCAGGCAGCCTCAAGCCTCAACTTCTACCACTTCACGCCATATAGAAAAAGGCTATACTTGCCATCGGGAAAATCTATAACAACTCCGAAAGCAGCAGGAAAGGCAATAGAATGGTATAAAAAGACGGCTCATGCACACAGAGCAGGCTTGACCTGGTGCTGGATTGATACCTTGATAAGGGCTTATTGTCCTGGCTCCCATCGATACAAGGCCCACCTGATTACTAATCAGGTGTGCCCTATCTGTAAACCCCTACAGTATAAGGCTTTGCGGGCTGTCCAGGTTGATCTGTCCCCTGTTCTGTCCTCCCTTCCTATACCATGACAAGGGTTAATCCTCGGTAAAATAAAAAACAATACTTATTGTGGAAGGGGGTATGGGGACCCCTTTTTCTAAAACACCCCCCTCTCTTATATATACGGCAATCGTCCATACACTATGCTATATCTAGGTTTGCGGGATGTTGTGTGAGGTTGGAGGGTGTATGATCTGTAGGGCTTGCTGGTGTGTGGTTTTGCTATTTTTAAATTTTTTTGTTATTTTTTTTGACATTGAGTGGAGAGTGCTGTAGAGTGGTGTTTGTCGTATCTAAGACGGGTTGCGACTACAAAGAGGGGTATTTGAGTGATTTACGGTAGTGTATGTAGTGGAATAGAGGCAGCGAGTGTGGCGTGGGAGCCTATGGGATGGAAGCCTAGCTTCTTCTCGGAGATAGAGAAGTTCCCAAGGGCTGTGCTCGGGGCTCGATATCCTGAGGTTTCATTGCATGGGGACTTTACAACAATCAAAGGAGGGGATTATGAGCCAATTGAGCTTCTTGTCGGAGGAACGCCCTGTCAATCGTTCTCAGTTGCAGGACTTAGAAAAGGAATGGAGGACGAGCGTGGTAACCTGGCGCTTGAGTATCTTAGGCTTGCTAAACGACTTGGGCCCCGCTGGTTGGTCTGGGAGAACGTCCCCGGCATCCTTTCCTCATGGTCTGGCGATGAGCCGCCGAGTGATTTGGAAGAAGGACAAGAATGGGAAGCTACAGAAACAAGTGATTTCGGATGCTTCCTCGCGGGATTGGAAGAACTCGGGTATGGGTTCGCCTACAGAGTTCTTGACGCTCAGTACTTCGGAGTTCCACAGCGAAGGAGACGCGTGTTTGTTGTCGCATATTTTGGAGACTGGAGACCTCCCGCAGCGGTTTTATTTGAGCGCCAAAGCTTGTGCGGGAATACTACGCCGAGCAGAGAAACGGGGTCGCCAGTTGCCGCCCTTACTGCAAACGGCGTTGGAACGTGTGGTGCAGACGACAACCAAGGACAAGCAGGGCATTTAATCGCTACAACAGGTTTAAATGGGGGTGAAACTGCCAGGGTTTTAACCAGCAGTAATACAGCGACAGGCCGACTTGACCCGAACGAGTCCACCTATGTTGTCCATGGCACCCAAGATCCTTGTGTATCCGACAAGGCTTTTGCTCTCGGGCAGAATAGTGGCCAAGAGAATGTGATCGCATTTTCTGGACGCAATAGAGGCGCCGAGCCAAAAGTTAATAGGCCTGAACGCCCACCTCATTCGATGGTAGAAAAAGTAGGGGCCCTTGATTCTACGAAACCTTGGAATGTAGCTCAAAATATGCAAGTACGCCGACTTACCCCAGTGGAATGCGAAAGGCTGCAGGGCTTTCCTGATAACTACACTCGCATACCATGGCGCGGCAAGGCTCCTGAAAACTGTCCGGATGGGCCCCGCTATAAAGCTTTGGGAAATAGCTTCGCGGTCCCAGTTGTTAAATGGTTGGGAGAAAGAATACAGATAGTTGATGAACTACAATTGGACTAAATGGAGGGTGTTTATGGATAGTATGTCACCAATTGCTATATTGACTATGATGAAAGAAGTGGTTCGGGTGAGGTGTATCTGTACTCTGTCTTTGGACGATGAGGGCTCTTTAGAGATGAGGTGGATGTGGAAGCTGAAGACATGGCCTGAGGAGTATGTGGTGATACTGGAGAGGCCTGATGAAATGGGCGAACTCGATGTGACGATTAAACACGCTGGGGATGTTATCAATGAATCTATACGGAAGGGGTAGGGAGGGGTTATGAATACAGTTGAAAGACCTGATATGAAATATGTAATTGGATTGCTTAATGCTGCACACCGAGAAGAAAACCCGAGAGAAAGGGCCTCCAAAGATAGAGAGGTATATGACTATCTGCGTAAATATTACGAGCAATATATAGAAAGTATGAGCGCTAGGATAGAAGAACTGGAAGAGAAAGGCACGATACTAGCAGAAATAATTGCTGTGAAGAAGATGGTTGCCAAATTGTAGAAGGACGCAAGGATAAATGGGAGGGTTTATGCACTGGATATATGCACACTTGATAGGAGATTACCTGTTACAGAATGATTGGATGGCGTTGAATAAGAAGCAGAGTTCGTGGCATTGCCTGGTGCACGTTGTAGTGTATATGGTGCCTTTCCTATTCACGGGGCTTTTGTTTTGGCAGATCATTTTGATTGGAGTACAACACTTCCTGCAAGACCGGACACAGTTTGTTGTGTGGCTTATGAAGGTTAAGGGGAGTGAGAAGTTCGGTACCGGGCCCTGTGCGCCGTGGTCGATTATTGTGACGGATAATATACTGCACATATTGTTTATGGCTGGTGTTGCCAGTTTAATTTAAGGAGGATATATGCTGACTTGGGCGGTAATGTGGATGATTGTTAAATGTAAAGACTCAGATATAAGCGATTTTGCAGTTGCATTTGGGTTCGTATTGGGCATCGGAGCAATAATAGTCGATGGAATAACTCTTGAGATATTAATAAATCAAGTCTTTAAATAAGGGTATTTATGAAAAGAAAATTGTTTGCAGGTATAGCATCCATCATCCTATTTTGTTTTGTATTGTACATATGGGCTACTGTTGCTGGCATGGACTCACAGCCTAAAACACCTTTTGAAGGGGTAAGTGTGTCTATTACGGAAGTCTACCCGCCTGGGGAATACACAGACTCTACCACTCCAAGTATATCCTTTAGTGGCGGAGAGGGGCAATGGGGATTAGCAGATACAGGTATAGGGGGTTATCAGTCGAATGATTCATTGTCTTTTGTGGTTGGCGGTAATGAGATTCTGCGGGTGTCAGATAACGAGACTACCGTTACCTTCTATGGGCCTGATGGTCCTGAAGTATATGGCTTCATCTGGAATGGGCAATTAAAGCTGAAGGAGGATTTATGAAGATAGATGACCTTATGATGGAGCTGGCAGGCTTCAGACATCACCATGGCAACGTAGAGGTTGAGTTTCAAGTAACAGACCGGATGAATGTTATAGGTGAAATTGAAGAATTTGAATGTGAGTTTAACAAGGTTCACGAAGGTTATGTTATGGCTGGGCCAGAATCTGTTGTTATTTGTGAGATAAGATTAAAAGGGGATATATGAGGGAAGACCTGCTTAAAACAGGTATATTCGATTTGCATGGAACTGAAGTAATGGTAGGGGGGCGAGTATCCTTTTCCTTTGGGATTCCACCGATAAGTGTTCCTTCAGCCCCCGTTGTTATCGAAAAAGGAGTTATATGGGTGCTAACACCAGGCCATAATCCTACACGCTGCAGGCTGAGTAAACTCAATGAATATGTTGGTGGTTTTTATGTGGAGGAATAGATGGGATACTACACGCCATATTTAAAAATAACAGTAAAGGTCCTTGCTGATCTATCAGGCCGGCACCCGGAGACTATACGGCGCCATATTAAGGCCGGGAAGCTGAATCCTTATAGTTTTAAGGCTATAGAGGCCTGGCTGGATAAAGTTGGGAGAGTTGAAGAGGGGGAGGCATAATGAACAAGCGAGCGATAAATAAGGAATTGACTGAGTTGTTGGGGGAGTGTTGGCACGAAGAAGTTACAGCTGAAACAATGGGGCTCTATAAATGCTCTAAGTGTGATGATCCTTTTTATTATAATGATGAACTAGATTACTTCACCGACGAAGGCTACGGTAAGCTGAGAGATGTGTATGATGGGTGGGATGAGAAAAAGAGGGCAAGATTCATGGCTTACATACTGCGACCATTACTAGCAACCAAACGTAGCCATGAGGATATTAGTGATTTATGTTTTATTGTTCTGATGGACGCCTTCCACCGAGACAACTTAGCACCACTAATGCTTGAATTTCTTAAAGGGAAGGGGTAGGGATATGGATGGTATATTTACTAATGTTGGCACCCCTAAATGTAAAGAGTGTGGACAAGACTGGCATACAGGGCATGAGTGTAAAGGAGCAAAGCTAATGGACTTACCTGAGACTTTAGAAAGAATATTACTTCAATCAAATAGTAATAGGGAAGCAGTAGAGAAGTTGTTGACGTTGTTTCCACAACACAAGATGACAATGGTGAATGTTATTTGTTTAAATTGTGATAAAGAATTTAAGAAAAGAGAGGCAGAAATAAAGCGATCCCCAAATCACTTTTGTTCTAAGCCATGTACAGGGGAGTATAGAGTTAAAGAAAACAGCAAGGCGTTATTTGAGAAAGTCAAAATAGCTTCTTCTGGATGCTGGGAGTGGCAAGATTCTGTAGACAGTTGTGGCTACGGGAGAACTAGATATAAAAGGAGATTAATGTCTGCTCACAGGGCTGCATATATTCATAAATTTGGGGGGATACCAGAGGGTATGCACGTTTTACATAGATGTGACAACCCGCCTTGCATCAACCCTGCTCACTTATTTCTTGGTACTCATCAAGATAATATGGATGATATGGCAGCTAAAGGAAGAAGGTATAAGAAACCAAAGGAGGGAGAGTGACATGAAGAATGATATAGAGAACTTTATACCTCCTATGGTCGACCCGCTAGGACAATATTGGAGGCAACCTAAACCTAGCGAAATTGAAATTGACGATACCCACGCATTAATGGAAAAAGGTGCATTTGATAAATTACCTGAGTATTCTCATTCAACCCCGTCTGGTGTATATATTGGGAAAATGTGGAAAGGCAAATACAAAGGTGGAGTATGGTATTTGGCTTGGTTTAGTGTAGGTGACGAAGACAAGACTTATCTAAATAATAATTACAGAATCATCTTAGAGCTTAATTAAAGGAGGATTAAGTAATGGAGGAATTGAGAGAATGTCCCTTTTGTGGGAGTAATTGCATTAACGATACGACAGAGCCAACGCCTGATAAATTGGGAATGTATTACTGGGTGTGTCCATGTTGTGTATCTTGTGGCCCTTCTGCGGTGTCAGTGAAGGAAGCATCGAGGCTTTGGAACACCAGACCTACGCCAGAAGCTATAGAGGGCATCGAGTGGACAAGACATTGTGGTGAGTGCGGTGGCGAAGGTGAAATGAACGATATTATGTGTGAGGTATGCAACGGCACAGGAACTATCACAAGACAGGCTACGATGGCGGAATGTTTAGAGGCCAGCAAAGTAGCAATACGGCTAAGTTTTTGTATAAACGGTGGAACACTTAGACTAAAGGAGGGAGCGTGAGACGTAAACGGAAAGACTTTGTGAGGCTGCAGGAATTTGTCTGGATGTACGGTGTGGTGGCTGCTTTCGGATTTATTGGTATGCTGATATTTGTGGTGATGTGTATAGGAGGAGTTTATGAGAGTTGATACTAATGGAAAAAAGCCTATCAAGATATGGCTGGATGATATTGAAGATGGGGCAATGGAACAGGCTAGAAATTTAGCGAACCTTCCTTTTGTGTTTAAACATATAGCGCTGATGCCTGATGCTCACCAAGGGTATGGTATGCCTATTGGCGGGGTGATGGCTACTCAAGGTGTGATAGTTCCTAATGCTGTTGGTGTGGATATAGGCTGTGGCATGTGTGCTGTTAAGACCTCTTTGACTGAGATTGATGTTGATATGCTGAAGAGGATTATAGGCAAGATACGTCAAGTTGTACCGGTGGGATTCAAAAAGCACAAGCACGAACAGCCCGAAGGCCTAATGCCTAAAGAGAATGATAATGTAATGAAACCATTTAGTTCTATCGTTGGGAGAGAATACGAAAACGCTCTGATCTCTCTTGGCACTCTTGGAGGTGGAAATCATTTCATTGAGATTCAAAAAGGCAGTGATGGCTACATCTGGGTTATGATTCACTCTGGAAGCCGAAATCTTGGATTAAAGGTAGCTGATCACTACAATAAGCTTGCCATTAAATTGAATGAAAGATGGCACAGTGAGGTTCCTAAAGAATGGCAACTTGCTTTCCTTCCTTGGGATTTAGATGAGGGGCAAAATTACCTTGCTGAAATGAATTATTGTGTAGAGTTTGCATTGGCCAATAGAAGACTGATGATGGATCGCGTTCTGGATTGTTTTGCCAGCGAATCTGTATATTTAGATGTGGAAGAGTCTATAAACATTGCACATAACTACGCTACTATGGAGAATCATTTTGGTAAGAACGTAATGGTTCATCGTAAAGGTGCGACTAAGGCCGCCGCTGGACAACTAGGTATCATCCCCGGTTCTCAGGGCACAGCCAGCTATATAGTCAAAGGTAAGGGTAATCCTGAGAGCTTCCATTCCTGTTCCCATGGAGCAGGCAGGAGGATGGGCAGAAAGCAAGCCCAGAGAGAGCTTAATCTTGAGGAGGAGATAAAAAGACTAGATGATCTTGGAGTTATCCATGCTATAAGGGGCGAGAAAGACCTTGATGAGGCTGCCGGAGCTTATAAAGATATCGCTACTGTTATGGAGAACCAGTCTGATCTAGTTGATATTTTAGTTGAGTTAAAGCCATTGGCTGTGATAAAAGGATAGAATTTTCTGGGTGTATGTCAGTTGGTAGACAGCCGGCCTTGGATTCCGGAAGCCGCAGGTTCGAGTCCTGCCACCCAGACCATTTTACTCTTGCAATTTATCAATAGGAATGGTATGAAGGAGAGACTATGCAGGTAAGTATCGTACATTGTGATTGCTGCAAGCAGCCCATGAAAGAGGAGAATGATAATGGGATTCAAGGGCAGCTTGTAAGGCCAGGCATTGAGGCGCTTAAAACTCCTCCTGAAGATGTGCCGATAGATTTGGATGACTTATGCGATGGCTGTGCAGCAGATTTAAATGAAGTCATAGAAGACTTTGTTATACAAAAGAGGGTAGATGCCTAAACTTATATTTGTAGTTATATTTTTGATGATTGCCGGATGTTCCGGGACCGCTTCAGCTGGCAATATAGATTTTTTATGGAGTGGGTCCAACGTCAGAGGCATCAAGAACTCTACTCTTGGAATTGATTTTGCTGACACTATTGAAGATAAACTGGAATTGTCGGCATATTACCGCAAAGGCAAGACGGACGGCATCGTTACCCAGGATGAAGGGGAGTTGGATTTAAATTATAGCCCTGCCATTAACGAAAGATGGAGCTTATGGCTAGATGAAAGAGTGGGCTACAATAAGGTTCTGGGTATTGATTTTGAGAATGATATTGGAGCTGGACTCAAGTATTACATCTACAAGAAAAAAAGCACAAAGCTCTCCTTCAGTGGAGGGTTTCTGTATCAGTTTACATCTCTAAACTGTAGCGATCCCGCTACATGCGAACAAACCGGCCAAGGCCGATACTCCTATAGAGCCAAATTCAATAACGACTTCCTATCTCTCATCTATTTTTACCAGCCAAGCATGCAGAATAGCGCCGATTATATTACCAAATTTACAGGCGACCTGAAGTTGGCCAAGATAAAAGACCACATCTCTCTTCTATTTAACTACAAAAACGAATACCGGTCTCTTTATGGAAGATCTGAGAGTGGTGGTATAAAGCTGAGGATTGAATATTGAGGGAGATAACAAGGACATAACCTGTCAAGGATTGAAGTAATGGAGGATTTAAAGATGGCAAATGATAAAAAGAAGCAAAATGAAAGTGATCTGGTTGATGGTGGGGTTATGTGTTATTTTTTCTACATATTTGTCGGTGGCACAAAGCTATCAGATATAAGAACAGTAGATGGAAATGGAATTATTTCTGATGGGAAACACTTATTCTATACGACAGAGGATGATGCATATAAGGCTGCTTGGCGAAGAGCAAAGAAATATCACAAAGTGAACCCCGATGGGAAGACACGGTTTTATTATATGTCGGACGAAATCCCAAAGAAAATGACGTGCTTCGATTGCTATGGCAATTTATACCGTGACACCTTGAGACCATTTATGAGGATGTGCATAGGACACATCAGATATCGGCTAATGGGCATCCAATGAGCGAGTGCCCTCAGTGTGCTGTAGCTGCAGTTGAGGCAAAGGCAGCTTTCAATAGAGTTCTTGACGCAACTATAGAGGGAAAGAGGAATGTGCTTCCAAATGGTAATATTGACTGGGAATCATTCCGTGGTGCCGTGGAAGGTTCGCTGTCTTATGCTCTATCTCAAAGGAAGAAGAAATGAGAAAAAGAAAAGTATCTCCTGCAGATGAAAAGCCTGTTGAGAAAAAAAAGATTGAGCCCACTAAATTCCAGACAAGAGCGCGTAATAAGAACCTGGAAAGAGCGCGAGAAGTCAATGCCAAGAAGAAGCGTGAAAAAGAGATAGCTAAATTAGATGAAAAACTTGGTGATCTCAGTGAGACTATTGATGATGCTGTAGATACTCAAGTTAAAAAGCAGCTTGGTAAACTAGACAGAAAGAAGCTTAAAGATCAGATCCTGCAAGTATTTCACGATATGGGGGGCACGAGGGCTATGAAGAAGTGGGCAAAAGATAACCCCGGGAAATATTATACTCTGATGGCCAATATACTTAAGACTGACTCAGATAAAGAACTAGGTGGCGGCGGCGGAGTTACTGTTACTTTTGATTTCGGACTTCCCCCTAAAACCATAGACATAACGCCAGATAAGTCATGATAAAAATTCTAGGCCATGCCTATAGAAAGCCTTTTGCTGACAGCGAAAATGAAGAAGAGCTAGAAGGCGGTCTGGAGAATTGTCAGGAAAACAGCCAAATAAATAGTAAAGCCCTACAGCAACACATGGCAAGTCAAGCTCAAATAACAGCAACTCGGTCTAAAAATACAGACAAAGGCGATTGATGGAAGTAGCAACTCCTAAAATAGATATTAGATACACTTGCAAGCATGTACCCACAATAGGGGAATTCATGCAAGATGGCAGCCGTATCCGTGGCGTCATGGGGCCATTTGGAAGTGGCAAGTCGTCTGGTATGTTATGGGAGATTATACATCGAGGACACGAACAGGCGCCAGGCAAGGACGGTATCCGCCGCACAAGATGGGCTGTAGTAAGGAACACCTTCCCTCAGCTTAATGACACGACAATCAAAACAATTCTCGACTGGTTCCCTCCTATAGTTTTTGGGAACTATCGCAGCGCATCTCACGATTACACAATAACAGGATTTAAGGGTGTGGAAATAGAGCTGCTGTTTCGTGCACTAGATAAACCTGAGCATGTCTCAAACCTCCTCTCGCTGGAGTTGACTGGCGCTTGGGTCAATGAGGCGCGCGAGGTCCCTAAGGCCATCATAGACGCCCTTGATGGTCGCCTGGATAGATATCCTTCCAATAGGGATGGTGGCAGAACGTGGACCGGGATGATTCTGGATACTAATCCGCCTGACGATGAATCATGGTGGCATAAGATGTTTGAAGTGGATAAGCCAGATAATGCAAGGCTATTTAAGCAGCCATCCGGTTTAGCCGCTAATGCCGAGAATATTTGTGCTAAAGGTAAGACACCTGAAGATTATCCGGAAGGCGAGAAGCCAGGCCTTACTTCTGACTATTACACTAACATGATGAAAGGTAAGGATAAATCGTATGTTGACGTCTACATCAAAGGTCAGTACGGTTACACCAAGGAAGGTAAGCCTGTATATGAAATGTGCTACAACGACAATATTCATGTATCCGAACACACCCTTACCCCAGAAAAAAGCAGGGAGATTGTTGTAGCCTTTGACTTCGGGCTTACACCTTCGGCGATATTTATGCAGGCAACTACGCGCGGCTTTGTTAAAATCTATGATGAGTTAATATCTGAAGGTATTGGTATCCAGAGATTTGTCCAAAATAGCGTCAAACCTCTTTTGGCTACAAAATATAATGGCTTCCGGATTTCTGTTACAGGAGACCCTGCTGGAAACCAGAGAGCTCAAACAGATGAAAGAACTTGCTTTGATGTACTTCGAGAAGAAGGGTTTAAGGTAACGCCAGCTTATTCAAACGATCTTGTGGCCAGAACCGGTGCCGTTGAGGGATTCTTGACAAGGCTAACGGACGGTAAGGCTACATTTCAACTAGATCCTTCCTGTAAAGTATTGAGGAAGGGTTTTAATAGTGGGTACTCTTTCAGACGTATTCAGGGGTCTGGAGAGAGATATACCGAGGAGCCAGCAAAAAACGCATGGTCTCATCCTCATGATGCCCTTCAGTACGGATGTATGTTTATAGCAGGAACAATTTCAAAGGAAACAAGGTCTAAAAAAAGAAGAAGGCCACAGAAGGCATATTCGCCTGCATCTAAGGGAGGATATTGATGGACAAGATTAAAGCCCAAAATGTCGTCAGAAAAATACTCAATGAGTCAGACAAGAAAGAATTTGATGCACTTGTGGAGGCAACAAAAGATCCTGACACTGACATGAACAAACTGATTGAGGCCTCTGAGAAGCTTACAGAGATTTTTGATAGAAACAACATTCAGATGATAGCGAAACCCAGTGGACAGGGAGACTCAAAAATGAATCTTTTTGTATTACACAACGGAGAAATATTAGAATGAGTGATAAAAAAGCAAAAGGACTTCGCAAGCAATACCGTAAGGATGTGCAGTATTTTCTTGAAAACGGTGGACTTTACGAACTATTTGAACTTATAATCAAGCCAAAACCCAGATTTGTGCCTAAATGGGTGTGGATGCTTGGCATGAGAATATTTATTAACGTACAGGAGGATTCGGATAATGCCGGAAAGAGAACTGTCGATAAGTGAGAAGAAGATAAAAGCCATAGGCAAAAAGCTTAAGGGCGACTTTAATGAGACCGAATCGCGCAGGCAGAACTTCAGGGAAGATGCGTGGCTTGAAGACCTCAGGCAGTACAAGGGCATATACGATCCAGAAGTTCTTGATAAAATAGGACCGGTTAGAAGTAAAGTCTATCCAAGGTATACCAGATCAAAAGTCCAGCCATTAATAGCCAAGCTTAACGATACTCTCTTCCCGGATAACGATAGAAACTGGGAAATCTTACCAACTCCAAAGCCAGAAATAAGTAAAGAAGAGATTGATTTTGTAATAGAGCATTTAAGTTTAGGCCTTGAACCAGGCGAAGAGCTAACTCCTCAAGATGTAGAAAAAGGTGTAATGGAGTATGTCAAGGCTACCGCACAGAGAATGACTGTAACTGTAGATGACCAGCTTCTTGAATCCAACTACAAAGCCAAGGCTAAGGCTGTAATAAGATCCAGCGTAATGTATGGGACCGGCATATTCAAGGGCCCTCTATCTAAAGGGCATATATCAAGAAAGATTGTAAAAACTGACAACGGATATAATCAAGAGGAGAAGAAAGGATTTAAGCCAGTTGTTGACAATGTATTGATTTGGAAGTGGTTCCCGGATATGTCTTCAACTGAATTTGAGCACTGTAATTTTGTTTTTGAACTTCATGCCATGACAAAGCATGAATTAAGAAAGCTAGGCAGGAGGAAAAATTTCAAGAACGATGTAATAACAGAGTATATAAAATCTCATAAAAAGGGTGATTATAAGCTCAGGCAATGGGAGATAGATCTTAAGACGATAAAAGAGCAGGAAGATGTTCAGGAAAGCACAAACAAGTATGAAGTGCTGGAATACAACGGATATCTTGACGGGCACGATCTCCTTGAGGCTGGCATAATCAAAGAGGGCGATGAAGTAGAAAAAGATTGGTTTGTGAATATATGGTTGCTTGGAAACGAAGTCATTAAGGCCATAATCCATCCCATCGAATCACTCACTGACCTGTATCACATATTCTATTTTGATAAAGATGATTCCAGTATATTCGGTGAAGGGCTGCCAAGGATCATAAGGGATACCCAGATTTCTATATGCTCTGCAACAAGAGCTATGCTGGATAATGCCGCATGGGTTGCCGGGCCTATATTTGAGACAAATACCGAGTTAATGCCAGATGAAGAGCTTGACGATATATACCCTGGCAGACAGTTGGAAAGAGAAGGCCGTGGACTGGATGCCCAAACCCCAGCGCTGAGAGTGCATCAAATTGATTCTCGTATGAGTGAATATTTGGCAATCATTGGCAAGTTCGAGCGTAATGGCGATATGGAGTCAACTGTGCCTGCATTCTTATTTGGGGAGGCTGCCAAGACAACAAATGAGACATCAAAAGGCATTTCCATAAGACAGTCAAATACAAACCTCACCATCAATGATATCGTTAAAAACTTCGACGAGCCAAATGAAAGCCTTGTTAGAAATTTCTACGCTTGGAATTTAGAGTATAATCCTGATAAGACCATAAAGGGAGATATGAATGTCAAGGCAGTTGGTTCATCATCTCTTGTTAGTAAAGAGCAAAGGACTCAGGCACTCGATTTCTTCGCTCAGACATTACAGCCAGAAGATAAGCCTTTTGTTAAAAACAGGGTTCTGCTTGAGGAAAGAGCAAAGGCACACGACCTTGATCCGGAAAAACTTCTCTATAGTGAAGAGGAAGCTCAGGCCAATATCGAAGCTGCAAGTGACTCAGAGGCTGTCGAGCTTGAGAAGTTAAGACTTGAAGCAGATATCGGGTATACAGACGCAAAGGCTGCGAATATGAATTCAAAAGCTCAGGCTACGGTTAAGAAAATTGGCAATGAGGAAATAGACACAATGATTAATGCCCTAACAGCAATAAAGCAAGGGAGGCAGGATGTCGAAAAAAGATCTGAGTAAGGAATTTCTAGGCAATATAAGTGCTAGTGCCGCTAAATGTACTATGAAATATTTAGACAGCTTGATAGGTGAATTTCATAAAGACCTTGAAGTTGCTAAAGAAGAAGAGTTTCCTACAATCCAAGGTGAAATAAGAGCGTATAGATCGCTGAAAAAGACTTTAAAGCAAAAAATAGCTTGACAACTATATTTACTTTAAGGTATGAAAGAGGCAATGAAACTTTCGGATAACGACAAAAGAGTTTTAAGGCAAGCATTGAAGGAGACCAATAATCTTCCTCCAGCGCAAGGTCAAGTCGTACTGAATATTTCGCCAGAAGGGAATATAGGTTCTGTGGAGATTAAAATTATGAAAAAGTAATTTTACATAGCGGCACCTTTAAACCTTAACAGGTAACTTAAAGCCCGAATTAATACACGCAGTAGGCATCTCGCCTCGTTGTATTAATCGGGTTTTTTTAATTTGCGGCGTAAGCCGACACAGACTAGATGGCCTACATTCGGGGCCGGGAGGAACAGATGGCAGAAGAGAAAGAAGAAGTCGTAGAAGTAGATGAATTTGAAGAGGCTTTTAAAGAGGCTATAGAGGAAGAAGGGGGCGAGGAAGAAGCGCCTACCGAAGACCTGGAGCCTAAGGATGAGGAGGAAGAAGCTCCTACACCTAAAGAAGAAGAGCCTGTTGAAGAAGAACCTGCTGAGGAAGAGCCTAAAGAAGAAGCACCGGCAGAGAAAACATTGGCCGAGCTTCAAGAAGATCTTGATGCGCTAAATCAGAAGCATTCAACATTGCAGGGGATGTATAATTCTGAGGTTAAGAAAGATAAGGCTCCAAAAGAAGAGCCTATATCCGAAGAGCCAGAGGAAGAGGAAGAGGATTTTGCACCCGTTACCGAAGCAATGTCGAAACAGATTGGAGAGCTCGATTCTGTCAAGGCATTGAAAGAAGAGTACGGCGACGAGATTGGAGGTGCCTTAAATGATGTTGCAGGCCTAGTAATCAAATCGGTTATGGGCGATGTATCTAAAAGGCTTAAAAACCAATTTGGTGAAGTTTCAGAGATGGTCAATCCTCTTCAGGTACAATATGCTCAGTCTGGAAGAGATGCTTTTGATAACTCAGTAATAGAGGCACACCCTGACTACCATACTTATGTGGAAAATGGTGAGCTTGAAGAATGGGTTGAATCTCAGCCAGGTTCAAATGGAAAGGCTTTTCAGGCGGCCTACACAGAGGGCGACACTCAAGACGTAATAGAACTTGTTGCTGCTTTCAGGAAAGATAAGGGCTACTCAGAAGAAAAGCAGAAAACTCCGGAGGAAGAGGAGGAGGTAGATACCAGCAAACTTGAAGATATGGAAGTTGTTGATACCAAAAAAACTCCTATATCCGGAAAAGGAAAAGGCGCAGTCGACATGAATGATTTCGATGGCGCTTGGAAGGAAGCATAAAAATAAATTAATCTCTTAGGAGGATACAATGCCACCATTAACAAGTTACGGTGATATTTCACCAAGAACAGCAGCATTTGCATCAAAAGATCTTTTAGTAAGGGGACTGCCTCTTCTCGTACTTGAGAAGTTCATGCAGGGCAAGCCTCTTCCTGCCAGAAGCACAAAGTCTATGTCTTTCAGACGTTACCTTGCTCTCGCTCTGGCAACTACTCCTCTTGTTGAGGGTGTTACGCCTACCAGCAAGAAGCTGACTTATGTAGATGTCGATGTAACCCTTAACCAGTATGGTGATCTGGTTGAAATCACCGACGTTGTAGCAGATACACACGAAGACCCTGTTCTTAAGGAAACAATGGGTATTCTTGGTGAACAGTCTGCTCAGACTATCGAGACCGTCCGTTATAACGTACTTAAGGCTGGTACTAATAAGTTCTACGCCAACGGTACTGCCAGGACTGACGTGAACACAGCTCTTTCCACTACTCTCCAAAAGAAAATAATAAGAGCCCTTAAGCGTCAGAACGCCATGTTTATCACCTCTATAATCAAATCTTCACCTGATTTTAACACTGAGGCGGTTCTTCCTTGTTATGTTGGCCTTGGTCATACTGACCTTGAGGACGACATCAGGAACATGACTGGCTTCATTGATGCTAAGGATTACGGCCACGGCACTACTCCTTTTGAGGGTGAAATTGGCTCTGTAAATAACGTGAGGTATATCCTCTCCAACATCTTCACTCCTTATGAAGATGGTGGTGGTGTCGAGAATGGCATGGTCACTACTTCCGGAACGAAAGCAGACGTTTATCCTGTTATCTACCTCGGGAAAAATGCTTGGGCTGGAGTTGCACTGAAGGGCCAGTTTGCAGTAAAAACTTCCGTTATCAACCCAACTCCTTCAAAGTCTGACCCACTTGGTCAGAGGGGTTCTGTTTCATGGAAGACCATGCAGAATGCACTTATCCTGAACGACGCATTCATGGCTGTAGCCGAAGTGTCTGCAACTGAGTTGGCGTAATCAACTGTAATTTAACGGGGCTCTTTTTGAGCCCCACAATTTAATCGAGGAGAATTATTATGGGAGATGTAAATAAAATTACTGGGGCCGTTGTAAAACAGCCATTGAGAGATATTCTCACCAGTCTGTTGAACAGGAGCTTCACCGCAGCTGGCCTGACTATTGGTGGCACGTCCACTAAGATCAAGATTGCCGTAGCACTTAAATATTGCGTTAATGGCCTTATGTATTCCAAGGCTATTACTGACAATATTGTTATTACTGCCGGAGCAGAACAGCCTATTTCCACGTTCTGTAAGTACCTGGTAAGTATAATTGCCGACGGAACTGTGACCACTACTAAAGGTAACGATGCCGCTACCGCTGTCCTTGCTCTGTTACCTGACCTTCCTGCAGACAGTGCGCCAGTAGGTTACTTCCAAGTGGCAACTAGCGCTGGCGGTACATTCATAGCTGGCACAACTGCTCTGGATGCTGGACAGGTCACTGATACTTACCAGGATGTCAGTTCTATCGTAACTGAAAGCTAAGGGAGGGAATTATGAAGAAATCTTTTAAAATATTCATAGCCTTTGCCTTTATAGCTGTCTTAGCTGCCACTTATCGCGCGCCAGTAGTTGAGGCGAAGATACAGGCTATTAAGCAGCTTATAATTGACTTGGCTGAGGGTGACATACCTGTTGCTGCTGGCAGTCTTTCAGGGATGACTGGAGACATGACCGTGGCCAGCACTGGTGTAACTACCATAGCTGCCTTGGTTGTGACGGAAGGGAAGCTATCTGCTTATACCGCAGATGCTCTCCATGCGAACAGGATAGCCAGGGCGACTTTTGACTTTGGTGTAGATGGTGGAACACACAATACAGATTATGATATGGGTGTGGATCTTCCCGACAATGCCGTTATTACCCGAGCATGGTATGAGGTTATAACCGCCTTTGAAAGTGGTGGTTCTGATGCTGCCATTTTGGGTATCGGTCTTCCCACCGATGATGCACAAGGTATTGCAGCTTTCGCATCGATAAGTAGTGGTGACTCAGGAGATGTCTGGGATGCCGGTTATCACGAAGCAATCCAAACTGGGACTGCAGCCAGCTTCTCTACGAAGACAACCGATGCCAGAGCGTTTACGTTCTCAATATTGAGTTCCGCTGCAGGCGATATAACCGCTGGTAAACTTGTACTCTTTGCGGAGTATGTAGAATCTGATTAACCTAAAGGGCCCCAATCTCGGGGCCCTTTCATTAAAACAAGGAGAAATATCATGGCAAGAAAAGGAACAGGGCCTAAACCGCCCGAGGCCGGAAAGACTGAGAAGCCTACAGAAGGGGCTACTGGGAGCGAGGAAGTTGTAGTAGAAGTAGAAGTATCCGAGGAAGAAACTCCTGAGGTGGCCGAAGAGGAAGTTATTGAAGAGGAGCCGGCAGAGGATGAGGTTCCAGCCAAGAAAGACAAGGTTATCCCTGCAGGCAAGGGACCCAATAAGCCCAAGAAGCGCATGTTTGAAATCATGATTGCCGAGAATGACGGACCTGATGGCGGGGATGTTTTTGTTACTGATCCTTCTGACGGCACACCGTTTTTAATACAACGAGGTCAAAAAGTAAGAGTTCCAGTAGGAGTTGTAAATAACCTAAGGGAATCTGTTACCGGAAAGCTTTCGTATGATGACGAAGGCAACGAAGTATGGAAAGATATATCCAGGTTTGCCATGACAGTATATGGAGAAGTAAAGTAAATGACCGGCGCGGAGATAATACAGCTGACTAGACAGGGATATCTATTCGATAACTCTGTCCCCTATACATGGTCTAATTATCTCCTCGAAAGGTTTTTAAATGATTCGGAGCAAGAGGCTTGCCGTAGATCAAGTCTCCTCGTAGATAAGACTACGGCAAGCGATCTCTCCTCCGTTCCATTGTGCTTACTTAATTTAGTGGCAGAAACATCCTCTTATGCCATTTCCCAAAAAATAATTAGGATAAGAAAGTGTGTTCCTTCTTGGAATTCAATCGAGCTTGAGAAGAAGACAGAAGGCTGGTTGAATGAATTTTACCCGGACTGGAGATTAAGCACAGGCACACCGGTATACTTTTTGGAAGAGAAGGGCGAGATAACCCTTGTTCCTCAGCCAATAGCAAATGAGTCCCAAGCTGTTTCAAGCATTACTCGCGTAGGAAGCGTTGCTACAGTCGGGCTTGTATCCCATGGGTTTGATGACGGTGCAACCGTTACACATGCCGATGCTGACCAGGCTGAATACAATGTAACAGCAGTTATCACTAAGATAGACGACGATTCTTATTCATATACCGTATCAGGAACGCCAGATACACCCGCTACAGGGACAATCACCGCTACTCTGGTTGATACCCTCACCCTTGAGGTACAAAGGCTTCCTCTGGCCGATATGGTCATTGGGTCTAAAGTTGTAACTGGTATCACTAGATCTGGTGCAGTAGCCACTGTTAATCTTCCGGACCACGGATATTCCACAGATGACACCGTTACACATGAAGGAGCCAATCAAGCTGAATACAATACTACGGCAGTTGTAACCCGGATAGATGATGACAATTATTCATTTCCTGTTTCAGGAACACCTGCAACGCCAGCTACGGGCGACATAACATCTACTTCTTCAGAATCACCGGAAGTGGCAGAAGAGTATCATTTTGGACTCATAGACTGGATTACTTACCGGGCATTGGGCAATCACGATAAAGATACAGAGCATATAAGAAAGTCGCTCACTCACGAAGCATTATTTTCTCAGAGATTTGGGCCACCACCTTCGGCCATAAAAGAAGGCACTAGTAGAAGAAATCCAAAAAATAGAAGAGTAAGAGATAAAGAATTCGGATTCTCATAAAAGGAGGAAGATATGTATACAGAGGAAATGGTTTCTATCGCAAAGACTGATGATGGAGGTTATATCATCCATGTAAGGGTAAAGATAAAGAAAAAGAAGGACGATAAGGATGAAGTTTGTTGTGGCCCTTCCAGGGAAGATAAAACATTGCTTGCCAAGGATCTCGATGAAGTAACCGAAACGCTTGCAAAAATCCTTCCTAAGATGAAAAAAGGCGGCATGGCGGAGGACGAGTTTGAGGATGCCTTTAAAGAAGCCGTCAAGGAGGACAAATGAAAAGTATATTCATTGGACTGTTGCTGGCAGTATTTGTATCTACAGTCGCCTATGCTTCAATTAAACAGGTTGACAATGGACCTATCGTAGACAGAGATAATTATATCGCGCGCATGCTAAACGGCAAGACATCTACCGGAGACAGCGATATTTTTGCTGTATCTCCATGGGCTCGGACTTTTGATGCCAAGGTCGTAGGCACTGGCGCCGTAACAGCTACGGTAATCATCTATGTGTCAAATACCGGGGATGATGATGATTGGATAACTGCAGGCACTATAACTCTTTCAGGAACTACAAGTGATGTAGATGGATTTGCTATGAATGCAAAGTGGGCCTACGCAAAGGCCAATGTGAGCGCAATAAGTGGGACCGATGCAGCAGTTACCGTCACTATGGGGGTTTGATATGAAAAAGATACTAATCCTAGGGCTGGTATTTGTCGGACTTCTATCATCCAGCAACATCCAGGCTGAGGTTTCAACTGTTTCAAAAGTTACTGGCGTATTAACTTCCGAGAATGTTTTTAGCGAATACTCTGGTGATGCCAATTTCAGTGATATCTCTGCTGACAGTATAGAGGTTGGTGACGGTACAGCAGCAGACCCTAGTGTAGGTATTGGAGGCGATTGGGATACAGGGCTTTATGCAATAAGTAATAATGCTATTGGAGTGACTAATCAGGGAGTTGTTAGGTGGCAAATTACTAAGACTCGACTTGCTTCAGTAGTAAATTTTGGTGGGGGATTAAGTTATAGCGGGTCTACGTCTACTACGCCTTTTGTTTTTGGCTATACCGATGAGGATACTGGAGTAGGTCGTGCCGCAGAAGACGCACTTTCCTTGATTGCTGGTGCTGTGGAAGGACAAAGAATAACAACAACCGGGACTATTTTTAATGGTTCAATAATTACTCCTTTTATTAATGTATCATCTGCGACTGTAGCAGTGGCCGCTACTTACCATAGAATAGATTGCTTAACAAATGATAATGATGTGACTTTGAATTTACCTACGGCAGTTGGTATAGAGGGTAAATGTTACCCAGTCAGGATAACTAATGCGTCTGGGAATAGATGTTTTTTAGAGGGTGCGGGGTCTGAAACTTTAAGCCCTGATGGAGTAAATTCTTTTCTCAACTATAGTGCCTTGAATACTTCAGGGGAAAACGTAGAGGTATGTTCTGACGGAGCTAATTGGCAGGTATGGGAATAATTAATTAAGGAGAATAATGAGATGAAAAAACTACTAATAGTGATATTGTGTGTGCTTTTTACCGCTACAATAGCAAATGCAGATTCAGGGTCTTTTACATTCAAGACAGTAGATATAACATGGGACGCTCCGGCCCCGGCCAGTGCCGTTGTCGCAAATATTGAAAGCAGGTCAGGGAAGACAATAGAATATCACATGGAAGTAGCTTTGTCCCATATGTTTGATGTCCTTAAGAGGACCTATTCTGGGTCTAAGCATCAATTTCAAAACCTAAGCCAAGCCAGGAAAGATAGAGCAATTGCCAATGATTTGAAATATGAGGCATTGGACAGTGAAGATGATAGAGCAGCAGTGGACGCAATACTTAATCAGTAAGGAGATACTATGCGCGTATTAATATTCTTACTATTTATGTCCATCGGTGGGTATGCTTGGGCTGATGGGCCACAAAGAACAGATAATCCTAGTGGAAGTATATTTCATGGTGACTTAACTGCGAACACCATAGGATATGATTCTATTACTAATTGGGATGATGCAGTCATAAGCTCAACACTTAGCACTGGCGTTGAATCCCATGAAGCAGGATCAGATGCCTCTTGTAAAGTAACTCGTAACTCAGGAGATATTACCAAGATAGACATAGCCGAATGTGAAGTGCATATTCAAGGCGCGCATTATGAACTTGAGGCTACCACCTTAGTTGACCCTGGATTTGGAGTTGGGGAAGGTGAGCAATGGATTGGAGTAGGAACCTCTGGCATAGTAAAACAGCAGGGGAAGTTTAGTAATGCTCAGAAAAGAACAATTATGCCTATTGCCAGAATACAAGCCAAAGTAGGGCAGACAGGTTCAGGGTCAGACATTTCCGACCTTGGTGTGTTTGACCACAGATACCTGATAGCGGAAGATGGATACCGTAATGAGAAATATTTATCAGAAGCTATAGGGGCTTTGTTTGTAACAGGAGGATTAACAACCGAAAGCTCAACAGCCCTTCAATTAGATTTTAGTGCTGGAGGGCTATACGATTCAGACAGGATGAATCAAACTTGGGATTCATTTGCTAATCTGTCAGGCCTCCATGTTTACCACGATAGCGGTGCGTGGACAATAGTTGAGGAGACATTGCTTTTAGATGATACGAATTATGACAATGGAACAGACTTGACTGCGATGCAGAACAATAATTATCATTGCAGCAACACTCTTTTGATGACACCAAGAGGTACACAGGATGCTGAGTTTAGTAATGTAAGATTTTTCTTAATACACTGTCAATCTCAACACTCAGACCTTCAAGATGCCATTGACTCAGGCATAGACTTCGGGCCGTTTACAGACCAACATACTTCAGGGCTAGTTCCTGTAGCCCAAATCCTTGTAAAGAAGAACGACTCTAACATTGTCAGCATAATTGATGCTAGACCTAGAATTGGTTTTGCTGGAGGTTCAATCACTACGGCTGCGATTACTCTTCAAGGAGCCTACAACAACAGCTCTCCTGGTAGTCCTGAGATAGTATTAAATGCAGCGCAGAATGGTTTTACTATAAGTGACTCCGATACTCCTGTTGGTGATGTATTTAAAATAAACAACTTTAATAATACTACAAGCTATCTCTTTGTAGACCCTAATGAAGTTGTAGTGCCTGATGGAATGTTTGCTCAATTTGGGAATCATTCAGGAGCAGTTCCTCTTGCGGCAGATTGCAATGCTGACTCAGAGTGGGGTAGGCAGTATATAGATACAGACAATAACCGTTTGTATATTTGTAATGGCGCTTCAAGGGGTTGGGACTATATCTCATTAACTGACTAATAGGAGTTAAGGTGGAAGAAGCTAAAATCAGATCAATACTGGAAGAAGTTATCAATGATGCCAGAAAGAAGTTCTGGGTAGATCCTGAGACTCATTTTCTTCATCACAAAGAAATGGAAGGTTGGATTAGAACATTCGGTTTGGTCAGAAAAAGCGTTATTGTTTCTTTCATTACAGGTGTCGTTGCTGGTTTAATAGGGATATTTTGGCTTGGAATGGCTGCTTATATGAAATTGAAGGCGCCATTGGGAGATTGATGTGATAATTAATATGCCCTCAGTACATGGCAAGGAAGGACTTAAGCCTACAGCAATCGTAATACATGCCATAGGTGAATACCTTAGACTTAAAGACGAAGACATTTATGCTCCTCGTTTTTTACGTTCTAGGGGTGAATCTGCCCATGCCTTCATCTCCCCTTCCGGCGAGGTAATAGTGGCAAGAAGCAACGATCAGATAGCATGGCATGCAAGGGCTCAGGGTTTTAACTTTAAATCCATTGGTGTCGAATTTATGGTGCCCGGTGCTCATACATGGGAGACGTTTAGAAAGACAATACAAACCGACTGGGTGAGAGAGATTCAGTATAAAGCCGGCGTTGACTTTGTAAGGAGTATCCTTGGCCATTATCCTGTAAGTGAAATCGTACAGCATAGCACTATAGATCCTGACAATAAAGTTGACCCTGGCGATGGCTTTCCATGGGAATTATTCTCAAGCGATGTAAAGGAGGGCTAAATGGGGATTAAGTTAAAGTGGCTAGAGGATATTCTTAACGGACTGTCTAGTAAAGCCAAGAAAACTATAGTCGCTGGCATTGTCGCTCTGCTGATAGGTGGTGGAAGTGGTGGAGGCTGGTATGCAACTATCGTATTCGCCAAAAATGCAGAGTTTCAGGTGCATCTGGCCCAACATGAGGTAAAGGACATCCGGAAGGATATAAGACTCGTTGAGGGGCTTATGAAGGAATACCGTGATGACTATGGCAAGGACCTTAAGGATGCCACTGATAGACAGAAGGAAATTTACAAGGACTGGGAAGAGGATCTTGAAGACTACCGAGAAGACCTTAAAGAAGCCAAGATTAAGGCTAAGGGGTAGAATGTGAAGATATTAGCGTATAGAGGTAAGAGTTGGATAAGTAAGGTTATCAGATGGCAAACTAGATCTAAGTATTCTCACATTGCTATAGAGCTGGATAATGGAAGTGTAATTGAAGCATGGCATGTCGGTGGTGTGGCACATAATAAAGATTTCCGAACTGTGCATACCAAAGGTACTTTAGTTGATGTCTTTGATATTACAATTAAAATTGATGAGATCGCAATCAGTGCATTTTTGCTAGATCAAGTTGGCAAGAAATATGACTTTGGAAGCATTGTGAGATTTATGAGTAGGAGGGCAGAACCAAAGGATGAAAAGTGGTTTTGTTCAGAGCTTGCCATGGAAGGCGTTTCTGCTGGAGAGGTGAATTTGCTGGAAAGAATTCCTGCTAGTCATGTCTCGCCAGGTCAAATAGTTACTTCCCCTCTATTAAGGTTTGTCGAAACAAGGACGGTATAATGGGCAAAACTTTAACATCATCAAAAGCGTTTGATTTCCAAGGAGGCATAGACGAGGTTCATTCGCTTCCTAATCTTAGGCCAGTAGCAGTGATTGATGAAAGGGTTGCAGTAGGCCTTTCTCAAGCCCAAAACGTCAGGCCTCTACTGCCAGAATTTGATCAAAGAGGGGGCATGGCCAAGCATTCTTCACTTTCAGAAGCTGCATGGGAAGCATCTACCGCTTATTCCTTAACAAACTTTGTAGCACCCACAACAGAAAATGGATTTCAGTATGAATGTACTGATGATGGAACTACTGATAGTGGAGAACCTACTTGGCCAGTAGTTGTTGGAGATACTGTAGTAGACGGTGGAGTTACATGGACTTGTCGGCTCAGGGAAATAACATCTATATTTGGATTAAGTAAAGGACGCAGGGATGAATTATCTTTCTTTGCCAAGTATGATAATGGCGAAGTGAGAAAAGCTACAGATAATCCTCCCGATACGACAACCGGACCTTTTGGCAGTCAGGTGCTGCCAGCAAGAAGTGGTTCTGGCCCGGGAGTATTTTCAAGCTTTAGAGATCTTCTTTTACATGCTGATGGCGCCGGAAGGGCCCAAGTGTATACCGGCGAAGAATATCCAATATATGCCTTCAATGTATACAAAGGAACTGCTGTTATTCCAAACATACCAGAAGAAGGTGCAGATTATACCCAGGAAGTAACGGATGGGCTTACAACGACATATGCAGACCTGGGAAGCCTCGACTCTCTTGCTGACAATCATTGCCTTTTTGTTATCACCGACTTTCCTATCAATAAATTCAATCTGGCTTTTTCTGCATGGAACTCTACTGAAGTTGGTAATCTGGCTGTTAAATATTGGAACGGCTCAGACCTGACGGCAGTATCTAGCCTTGTAGATGGAACTCAAGGCGATGGTTCTGGTGGGGCCGGTGCGATTGAATTTGGTAAGGATGGATCTCTGTCTTGGACGGCTACGACAGATGAACTCCCTTATTTTGCTTTTGGACGTTCTGGTTTTATTTATCAAATAAGTCATTCCCATGGTTCAAACACCTTCGACTCATCAGTACAATTAACTTCCCTTACATGCGAATATACAGGAGGCTTTCAGGATATTCAGAACGTATGGGATGGTGTAATGCTGGAAGCTGTAGAGGCTAGAATTTACACCAATGCAGATAGCGCATACTCAATATATAGCTCTCAAATAATAAAAGCTGGGGGATTGGCTACTGCCGATTACATTTACTTTAATTCACTAGATCCTCTGTTTGGAATTTATCTGGATATAGGTAAAACACCAAATACGACAGGCACTACAGTGCTTGACTTGGTAGGAACATGGACCGGTGCGGCATGGGCTACTGTTGGCGCTAGTCTCGATGATGGAACTGCAGGAGGCTCTACATCTGGATTTGTAACGTGGAATAGAAGTGTTACGCCCAGAAAACTGAATTTCAATGGCTCCAGATACCATTCTTATTGGTATAGGGTGAGTTTCGACAAAGCTTTATCGGCCTCATTAACATGGGCAGTTTTAACTATGCCTTATTTCAATATGGATAATATTTACCCTACCGTAGAAAATATTATGGCATGGGATAGAAGGGTATGGTACTGCTTTAATGACAATTATCTTTACGGAGCAGCAGCTTTCAATGTGACAGGTCTTAATGGCGACGATATGGCTGTGGTCCCGATAGGAGATCATAGAAGCAATAAAGTAAAGTGTATGAGGAAATTTTATAATTTTCTTCTGGTATGGTTAGAAGAAAAAGGTTCCGAGGGTGGCAGTTTTAACATCTTAGAGCCTGGAGATACAGCGGCAGGATATGCCTCGCAATTAGTTTCTCCAACTTTGGGGATAATGAATAGTAAATGTGCTGTAGTTCTTGAAGGTGTATCCATGTCTGACTTAAACACCAGAACGCCGATTATGACTGGAGCTTATTTTATTTCCATAACAGGAGTTTGGAAGACAGACGGGAGTTTTCCTAAAGACATAACGGGTGGAATTGCCAATTTCTTTGATCCCAAAAAGCCCGAATCTATACGCGCTGGATATGAAGATAAACATTTTCTTGGATATGATTCTGCTAATAATGTAATATTGATGGGACTTGTTTCAGGTAGTACGGCCACAAAGCCAAATAAGTTTTTTGTTTTAGACCCAGCAACTGAAAACTGGACAGAGGATATCTGGGGATATGATATTTCAGCAGTTGGTGAAGTTGGTGCTGCAAGTGGAAATATTCCAGTTATTCAATTGGCTGGTTGTCAAGACGGTTTTGTTAGAAGAATAAATACCGGCAATCTTGATGATGGAGAAACCATAGTAAGCAATTTAGTTTTCGAGATCGATGGCAATGGAAGAAGAATACAATGGATGGAAGAAGTCTTTAGATGTGGAGCCGAGGCCTCTGGTGAAATAGTAAGAACCGTTGCGATAGATGGAAGTACAACATTTAATCATGAAAAGAAACTGTCTCAGGTGCCAAACCCATCAGATAAGCCACATGTAGACTTTAAACATAGGGCTGGTGATGAAATTAAAGGCAATCATCTTTCTATAAAGTATGAGCACTCTACACCCAATGTCCCAGTCAGATATATAGAAGG